GGATTCTATCGCCATCTTCGCCAATACTATCTACCCAAAGAGTTCCTGTATTAAACTGCTTCATTGTTAAGTTATCTACTGCATTTCCGCTAGTTAACTTATTTTTTGAAATAAATCCACCTTTAGACGTTCTAATAAATCCTTCAAGTTTATCTTGAGAAAACTTTTTTACCTGACCTAATGATGGAAAAGCATGAAGAACTCTTATTGGTGGCTTTGTAAAAAGACCACTATTTGTAAAAAAAAGATCTATTGCTGCAGCCATCATAGTTGCACCAACCTGACGACCCTTCTTTATAACTACTGGTTTACCACCTTTTTGTGTTGCCTGTATTCCAATATATCGGTATACATCAACCATAAATTTCCAGCCATTACCTATTATTTTAAATTCACTTCCATCTATAGTTAAATTATTTTGAATAAAATAAGCAGGATCAAGATCTAAAAAAGAAGTTTTGATTTGCTCAAAAGTTTCTTTTTCTTTTTGTTTTAAATCACTCATAAAATAAATTTTACTTATTTAAAATAAATTTGGCATTCCGTGTCTATAATAATCTGCCATATTCTCAAGAGGATTTGAATTATTATCTATACTTGGCTTTACATAAATAACTTCTATTGAATCTGATTTTGGTGCTTTTTTGCTATTTATAAATGAGCTTAATTTTTTTGGTCTTATTCCAATTGATTCAAAATTAAGGTCCTTGTTATCAACGCACCTTGCCAATATTTCTGGCTCAAGTAAATGAGGCTCTGATTCAATCATATCTGATATGTATTTTAAGACTGTTTTTAGAGCAAGAACACGCTCTTTATCAGCATTTTTTTTGCAGATGCAGTTTTCTTTTGGCGCACCACATTTACATTTTTTTGATGACTTTGCTTTTTCTTTTGAAGAACTTTCTTTTTTTAAATCTGAAACAGAAGAGAATCCAACACGAGATTTTATGTCTGCCATTTTTTCTTCTATTGTTGCAAACTTTTCTGTGCTAGCAGTTGCAATCGGTGGTGCTGGTGGATTATTTCTTGCCATTTTTGAAAAGAATTCATCAAGCCAACCTACGGTTGTATTGTATTTTTCTGTTTCATTTGTTCTTTTTATTTCAGACATAATTAATTCCTATGCAAAATAGTTCTTTATGAACTCAATTCCGTGTCCTTTTACTCCATCTTTATTTTTCTTTGATGAGAAGGTTCCACGATCCTTAAATATTGGATAACCGCTGTCCATAATTACCTGCATAATTGCAAGCTCTTCACGATCTGTAAGTTCATATTTCTCCTTTAGAAAGTCATAAACTTCTTCTAATGGCTTTCCTCCAGATACAACAGAATTTATTATTATTCCAGCTATTGCTCTTTCAAATGGAGAAACAAAAAGTTGAAGCTTTGGGTGTGCCGCTACCTTCTTTATCTCGCCAGTTACCTCATGATTATATGCAATTTCAATTTCTTCTGCATACTTCATTATATCATCATCTAATCCAGCTTTTTTCTTTAGGCCTTTTTTAAATGCTTTATCTAGCTTCTTGATATGCTCCTTTAAAAGAAGTATATCTTTCATTACTTTTACTCTTATTTCTTCAAGCATTGCATCATCAAGAACACCAGTTTCATCTTTTCTTACTGCTTCAGAAATTTCTTTTCCAAGATTAGTAAGCCACTTTACAGCTCTTTCTGCACCAACAATACTCTTTCCATCATGCTTTGGAATTTTTCCTGGATAAGAATCTTTTATATAGTCCATAAAACGATTAACTGCACGATCCTTTTCCCAGCTTTCATTTTTAATTGGCTTATCATCAGTATCATTTTCTTGCGATTCTAGTTCTCTTTCATAGTCTTCTTTATAAATTGTAGAGCCTGGAATTAGAGTGCCTACTTCTGGCTGAGGTGAAAAATCATCATATACTTCGCTATGCTGAAATCCATTATCAACAAGTAGAGATTCATCCTCAGCAAATGATACAATTCCATTGCTTTCTGAGTATGTTACAGAACCGTTTGATGATTTATACATTATATCTCCTAATCAATTAAACTTATAATACCATAATATATGCTTCTAATATTATCATCAGAATAGTAGTTTACAGGATAAGACTGATAAGACTTTGAATTTCCAATATATAGATTTGGATATATTGGGCTACCAGAAACAAAGCTATTTCCAGATAATCTTTTGTGCTCACCTGGAGTCCACTTACAATCAACCGCACCTCTTTTTTCCATTATAAGATCTGCAAATGGGCACTCTGATTTTTCTTCTATTGATAAAAATACTTCGTAATTTTCTTCCCTATCAGATTCACTAGAATCTTCGTTTATTTTCTTTAAAGAAAATACAGAATTTCCAATGCACTTACAGGCATCTGGAATTGGAAGTCCAAAAGGACATTGTTTGTTTTTTCCTCTAATCATGATGTTTTTACAAAAAATATTAATAGTAGTTAAGATAAATATTTTGACAGCATCTTATTTTTTATAAGATACTCTGAATAAAATCCAGAAAGAGGAATTAATTTGAATAATCCAAGATCAAATATATTTGATATTGCCAACTCAGAATTTGATTCAAATGCAATATTTATTTCATTTGTAATATAATTTGTTGTTAATCTATTGTTTAATATAACTTCAGAATTATCTCTAACATAATCAACTATGCTGCTGTCTATTGACAGTCCATATTGAGATGATAATTTTATTGCCCTAAATATTCTTCTTGGATCATTTTTTATTGTTATTTCTGGTGGTATTGGTGTTCTTAATATTTTTGACTCAATATCTTGCATTCCTAATCCAGTTGGATCAAATATATCTCCTGTCTCAAAATCTTGATGCATAGAATTTATAGTAAAATCTCTAGAAAAAGATTCGACATACTTTATTTTTTCTGGATGATTTTTTTGAACCCATTCTTTTACCATTGGATGCTGATTGCTTAAAACACCAGGAGAAAAATCTATACCATTTCCATTATAAAAAACTCTAATATGTTTATCTTCAAACATTTTAAAAGAAGCTTTTTTTATAAAAGAAAGAAGAATGCCGAGCCTTATACACTCACTTGACAGGGTTGTAATATCAATATCTCTATTTTTTATATTTTCATTTAAAAGATAATTTCTAACAATGCCGCCAACAATATAAGGCCTATCAATAGAATATTGGCCACTTAAACTTAAAAGTGTACTAAGAAAATCATTATAATCTTTTAAGTAATCAACTACCAATTTATCCTACCTTATTGTGGTGTCTGTGGTGTAATCTGCTGTTGTGCTGGCTGCTGTAGTTCTTGCTCTGCCTCAGCTCTTGCCATTTCCATTATTGCCTTATTATTTGATAACATACCTAGCATTTTTGTTACTCTGGTTAGGGCATAAGAATAAGATTCAATTAGCTTGCTCTGTGCTTCAGCTAACTCAGGAAACATTGATGCAATACCAATCTTATCTAGCATAATATCGAATTCTGCAAGGTATCTAATTACACGTCTATCTGATAGAGTTCCAGCAATCTGCTCAAGTTTTTTTGATGCGTCATCAACGTCAATATCGCCAGATAGAATCTGATCGTATTCACCCTTTGCTGGCCCAGGAACTGGCTCAACATCGCTTAATATTTCTTTTCCTTTTTCAATATTTTCTTTTTCCTGCTGCTTCTTTTGAAGCTGATCTGGAGATATTTCTTCTTGTGCTACTGTAGGCTCTACTACTGGAGTCTCAACTGGAGCAACCTCTTCTGGTGCAACTGGTGGTGCTGCTTCCTGAGAATACTTATACAATACGGAGGCACCATCATTAAATCCAAGCTTCTTAAGCTGATTTGCTGCACGGAAACTCACATCGGATGCTGTTGATTGAAGTCTTATTTTCCCAACCTGAATATCCAACTTGTTTAAAACCTGAGATATTTCTTCATACTTCTCTGGCTCAACATAATCTTCACTTTCTTTTAAGATCTTATCAACTCTTCTTAGGGCAGTATTAAATTTTTTCTTCCAGTTTTTATAATTTAATTTTTTCTCACCCTGTTCTTTTGCACTATTTACTTGCTTATCATGATCCAATACATAGTCAGCCCCAATATAGTTTGAGGTAGAGGTATATGCATCACCAGTTGCGCTTAATGGAAGTTGATATGATGCAGTCTTTACGTTGTATCTCAAGTGCTCTCCTTGGTTATAATATTTTAACCAATTTAAAAAGTTTTTCTTTTCTTCTTCATCTTTAAAAATATTACTAGAATATTTTTTTACAGCATCGTTATAGTCTAAACCATCCCTGAATGTCGATTCATAAATGCTATGAACACATGCTGCCCATTTTTGCAAATCATACCCAAAGAATGGATCTTTAAAAAAATAATTCTCCATCATTGGATATGCTTTCTTTTTTATTTGATTATCTCCAATTAACAATGAAGTTACAAAAAAATAAAAATCATTTTTTGTATTTAGCTTATTTATAATATCTTTATTTTGCCAGGCCTTTTTAACAAAAGAGCTGTGGTTTTTGCCAATCAAATTTCTTGATGCAACTTTTAATTTAAAATAATTTTTTATTTCAGATTCATCTACATCTTTTGGTAGATTTTTTAAAAAATTATCAATTGGATGATTATATTTTTTCATGTACTTATAATTTTTCTATTAGTTCATTTACTTTTTTAAGATAAACATTCTTTTTTGCTGGATCGAGTGAATTAAAAGCAGGATCTCTAGATATACCTTCTAATGCTTTTTTTATAAAATCATTTGATAGCTCTGGATCTGTATATCCAAGTTTTTCTTTTATCCAATTTCTTATTGATATTTCACTATTTAAATCAGATATTTTTATCATAATGCTACCAGCTGGGGCATTGGAATTTTGACTAGACTTCTTCTGCATCTGACACCTCTATTAAGTATTGATTATATTCTGGAGAATCATGTTTTAAATTAGACATTCTATAGTTTAATCTTTCCATAAAAATTAATATAAGTGCAGGATCCATATCTTTTAAAACATCAATAACTACTTCTTTCATTATTTTTATTTGATCATTTACAATATTTACGTTTAGATTATGTTCAATTTTTTTATCGGCAAATCCTTCAATATACTTTTTCCAATCCTGCATGATTGATCTCATCATATTTAAATATTCTAAAAATACCCTATCATGCTTTATGTTTCCACCGGCAGCAACTGTATTGTAATAGAACTCCATTCTTGATGAAATAAGCCTTTCCATTTCAAGAAGCTTTCTTTGAACGTCCATTTCATTTGATACAATTTCATTTATCTTTTTTTGATACTCAGAAGAATTTGATACTGCTAATTTTAATTCATTTTCTTCTGATATTAGATCATCAGATTTCTTTTTTGACTTTATATCTTCAAGAAGATCTCCCTTTATATTTAGATGCTCTGATCTAAATTTTTGCAAAGTCATATATGATATGTGGAGTCTTCTTTTTTTTGGATATTTCTTTTTTAACCATGCATCAACCTGCTTAACTGATTCACCGTTAAGCAGCATTTTTATTATTTCTTCTTTATCTGGATGTCTAGCTACTTTGTTTGATTCCATTTTTTTCCTAAAAAAATAAGCCCATGAATAGGCTTATTTTACGAAATATCAGAGTGTTTTATCTTGAAAAGATTTTTGTCTGATTTGAGACAGATGTTGGAGAGAAAGATCTTCCATCACTTGTCTTAAAGCCCTCGTTGTAATTGAATACCTGCTTGGTGTATGGATTTACCCTTACACCGTCAGATGGAACTGCTGCCTGAACTCCTGGCATATCTGGAGCGTACCTTGTTGATAGTGAGTGATTTCCCTCGGAAATAATTGGCTTATAGTCTGGATGCTCGCCAAATACACCATATCTTTTTTCTGGATCTACTTTTGGAAGATCCATTTCGTCAAGAATATCAAATCTATTTTTGTATTCAATTACATTATTTCTTGGCTCCTGAAGAATTCCAGTGACCTGTGCAACCTTGTATAATCTTTCTAATGCTTTTGCTCTTTCTGCTTTGTTCATTTTTAGCTCATTACAATCTTGCTTGTTGAAATTACAGTGCCTTCGATTGAATCAAGTCCTCTTTTTTCATTTCTGAACTTTGGAACTGGACGACCCCTTTCATCAAAGGCTATTTTGCTGAGGGGAAGACCAAGCTTTGGACAGAACCATTCTACAGAGTTTCTTGTACGAATTAAATCACCACGCTTTACGGCTTCTTTTATAAGATCCTGGTTGAATGACTGTGATGCTGTCTTAATCATCTTCTGGAAGTCTTCTAGTGCCATCTTAAATCTTTCTGGACCAAACTTTGTGCCTATTGTAGATAATGCGTCTTCTGAAGCCTTATAATCCTTCTTTGCAACGCCATCTATAACAACATCCATAAGCTGAGCATAAGATAGTTTTCCTAGTTCGTCTGACTCTCTGGAGAATGCGGCATTATTTACCTGTCTTGCTCCAGCTAAAAATTCTGAATAACCAGAAGTTGAGAAGTCATATTTTGAATTTCCTGATGCAAACTCTGATGGCATAAGAACCTTCTCTCCTACCATCTCAACAGGAACTACAAAACTTCTCTCTCCTGCTGATGTTGCGGTCTTTACCATGAAGGACATGCCTTTCTTGCTTGTTCCAGAGAACTTTACCTGAGCTCTTGCACCCCAAGATGAAACTTCTGTTGATACAACAGAATGTGCTAGCTTAATCTGTGCTGGAGAGTATTTTGATGAGGCAAGAAGGACCTCTTCTGACATTTCAAATTTCTCTTTTAATCCTGTTGGTGCAGCAACAGATGGAATTGATACAGATTCAGTCTGTCTAAGATCTGCATATTTAGAAAGATTTGTGTCTTTCTGTTTTTTCTGTGCAGTCTTTAGTGTTACAAGAACATTTTCTTTATTTAGCTTTACAAGGTTACCTTCAGAAACAACTTCGGATGGAATTCCAACAGCTCCATTAGATACCTGAACTGGTATACTGACATAGCTTGTTGTAAAATCTGGATTTTTGTAATAAGCATTACAAAGTATGTAGTGGTCATTTCCAGTTACAGTCTTTACCATATCTGGCTTAATTCCCATTGAATTAAGCTCTAATGTAACTAGTCTTTCTGCTTTCTTTACTAAGTTCTTATTATAAGTTCCAGAGTCATCATTTGAGCCAAATGAAAATAATACTGAGAATGCATCAGATAGCGGAGTTGTACCGGTTAATGATACTGCCTTTTGCATATCTGCTGCTGTCTTTGATATTTCTGTTTTCTTTGGCTCTGGTAGCTTTCCATAGCCATCACGAAGTAAGTCGCCAAGCTCGTCACGAAATGCAGTTGCTCCACCGGAAATATTTGAGAACCTATCATAAAGAGAGGTAATTTCATTTTGTGTTATATATTGCTGTCTTGAAGCAACTTTTTTAATAACACTTCTCATATTTCCAATTACTTGGTCTTTTTGGTTATTTTCCCAGGCAGTATCAAATCTGCTTAATACATAATTACTAGGATATTCTCTTCCTATTTCTAATGAGCGTAGAGCACTTTCTGCTTGTTTCTTTAAAAGTTTTAATGACATAGTTTTCACCTAAATAAATTTTTTCAATTCTGGAAAAGTTGAGACAAGAGCTTCTCTTTTTGTATGAGGCTGATCATTTAGAAGTTCTTTTACAAATGAGTTGTCAGAAGATGTTTTTTCTATCAATGCTGATTTAAAAATAGAAATATCATCAGATGAAAATCCATATTCATCTGATGAGAATCTTGTTATTGGAATATTCTTATATGACAAAGTCACATTTCTTTTGTCATAATCAGAGATTACTTCCCAATCTCCATTTTTTCTAGTCTCAAACTGTGGGTTAGATGCTCTAACTAAATGTGGTTTGCCATCAATATCTTGTAAGGCCCACAATCCATCATATGGATCATCTGCAACCTTAAATCTATCAAAAGCAACCTTTTTAAATGAAATAGATTTACTTATTTCAATTTGGTCTTTTACGCCCAAATCTGAAGATTGTTTTTTTGCAAGCTTAATTAAGATATCGTCTAAATAACTAGACATATGGAAACCTCTGAAGATACTTTGCTTTATTAATAGAAAGAGTTTGCATGAAAATATAATATAATTTATATAATTAATAGTTTAATCAATCTTCTTTCTTAGTGCTTCCATTTCTAGCAATATTTCCTGTATTTTTTCATTATTTTTGCAAATTTTTTTTAATTTTTTAAAAATACCACCATATCTTTTTTTATCATTTCTATAATCAAGATTGCCACGCAAGGCTTTGTGAACCGCAGATTGAGTTATTCCAAGGTGCTCTGCTATCTCATTTTGTGTCTTGCCCATAAGAATCATAAATAAAACTTTTTTTTGATGCTCAGTAAGCATCTCACTATTTACAACAGAGTAAACTTCTTCAAGAAGTTTTTCTCTTAGGTCTAATAGCTCTTCAGAATAAGAATTATCAGATAAAATTCCGCCTATACCTTTTTCTTCTGAAAAATTATTTAGTTTAGATTGATCAAATGCAACCTCAACTATTTTATACTGATAATTCTTACTTTTTAATTTCATTACCACTCCATTGGAATAATACTCTCTATTTCACTATGAAAGTCATCGAGAGATTTTTTACTATCTAAAAAGTACTCTCCCGCATCTTTATAATCTAATGGAAGTTTCAAAAATCTAAGTTTTATTCCTTTATTTATATATTTATTATAAATGGCCTCTGCAGATTTCTGTCCAGGCTCATCTCCATCTAAAAGGACTGATATTTTATCAGTATATCTTGCAAGCTTTACAAAGTGATTTTTTGAAAATCCAGTTCCGCATACGGCCACAGTATTTTTTATGCCAGCATCATACATGCTGATTTGATCAAAGTAGCCCTCAACAACATATGCGTTTTGATTTAGTAGAATGTCAGCTCTTGCAAGATTTAATCCAAATAAATAGTTTGTCTTTTTAAATTTTGAATTTTTATACTTTGGAATTCCAACTATCTCTCTTTCCTCACTTGAGAGCATACATCTTCCGGCCATTGCTACTGGCACACCATAATCATCATAGATTGGAAATGTTATTGAATAATAATTTGAAAACTGACTGCTGCCATCATAATCCATGAGACCAGCTGATTTCAAAAAATCATCAGAAACATAATTTGTAAGTTTATTTATATTTCTTGGAAAGAAACCAATCTTATACTTTTGAAAAGCATCAACGGAGAGATTTCTCTCTCCGAAGATATAGTCCTTTCCAAGCTTTGTTTTTTTGAGATTGTCGTGACAAATCTCAATTAGTTTTGTTAGCTCCTGGACCTCGTTCATCTGACTCCTCTAGTTTGCTTAGTGTGGGTGAGATTTTTTCCATTGCATTTGCCATTATTTCGCTAATTAAGATTGTACAGTTTTTTGTCTGGCAATCCTTTCCGTATGCTACTCCATTCACCACAACAGTCTCTACTTTTTTATGGCAGTTCTTGCAATCAAACATAAATGCTTTTTTTGCAGGAGTTACAATATCTTTATTTTGTTTCATACTTTGCTTTGTAAATGAAGATATTCCAACAATATCATCACCACAAAGCTTGCATACAACCTCATTTCTTTCTACATCTAGGGATCCATCAGTTCTTCCATCTGACTTTTTACATCTTGGATTGCAGCTTACTAGCATCTTTACTCCATTACATCAAAAATTGTTTCTGTATCTTCTGCCATATCTTCATCGTCAGATGGTAGTGAGCCTTCTACCTGACCACTTAAATACTTTTGGCGACATAGATCTTCTACTCCGCCGAAGCAAGCTTCGTCCTTTAGATAGTCTACCATTAGCTGCCTGCTTGTAAATTTCTCATCACCAATCTCATATGTCCTGTTGTTTGGTCTGCTTATTACTCCACAAAGAACTGCAAGATCTAGAAGCTCCTCCTCTCTATTAATTAGTCCTTCTGTATACTTTATTGTATAGACTGCCTCACGGAATGGAGCGCCAACTTTATTCTTTTGAATTTTTGCTCTCACCTTGTGACCGACAACAACCTCATTATCATCTTCAATTCTGCTATCAGCAGAATTGATTGGTGCCATGTTGATCATTACACTGCAAGCGTGCTTTAGTGCTTTGCCACCTGGAGAATCCTCTGGATTACCATACATTACGCCTGGATTAACACGAACCTGATTGATGAAGATCATTGAGACGTTTGCTTCTGCAACAGCAGGAGTAAGCTTCTTAAGCTCTGTAGAGAGGAATCTTGGCATTGGTGCCATGTTCTGCTTGCCGATTGCAGCATCGACCTCCATTGGAGTATTCATTGCCGCTACAGAGTCAAGAACAATTAGTCCTAGGTTTTTAAACTTTGGATCCTCTCCTTCTTTTACAAGATCTAGAACTCCCTTGACGCTCTTTGAAGACTTGCCAGTATTTTTATTTACTGTAGTCTTTCCAAGAAGACCTTCAAAAATCTTTTTTGCATCATTTGTCTTGGCGACAATAACCCTCTTTGTATCGACACCAAGCTGCCTTGCCCAGCCTGCATCATAAGTATATTCTGCATCAATAAACATTACTGTATTCTCTGGATTCTCATCAAGCCAAGACTTCATGCATAGAAGTGATAGAAGGGTCTTGCCAGAGCTTTCCTTTCCTGCGAGCTGAATAATTCTTCCTCTTGGCATACCTCCAATTCCAAGAGCATAATCAAGAGAGGGGCTTCCAGTCTTAATTACATCATATGTTCCTACTGTTTCAATATCGCCATCTAGATATAGAGTATCTTCTCCAAAAAGAGAAAGGATATCCTTTTCGCCTTCGGTTGGCTTTTTGCTGCTCATTTTTTCTCCAGTTTAATACTTGTGATTGAGGTTTGTATCTGAGGGTGGACGCCAGCCAGCGGGAGGTTGCCAGCCGGATGGTTTCTCTGGATTTTCTGCCATCACTGCTTCTGTGTTTATTAGAAGTAGTGCAGCACTAACTGCATTTTTTAGTGCTGTTTCTGTTACCTTTTTTGGATCTACTACGCCAAGATCTAGAAGATTTCCAACCTCTCCGGTGACTAAATTATACCCCACCCAAGGATCGTTATGGTTGCCAATTTTTGCCAAAATATCTTCTGGAGAAATATAGCCATTCTCTAAAATCTGTCTGAATGGCTTTTGGCAAGCTGATATAAGAACCTTCGCTGCTGGTCTAAATTTCTCTGGAATTGATGAAATATCAATTGAGAGTGATGCTCTAAGTAGAGCAGTTCCACCTCCAGGAAGTATACCGCTCTCGATTGCTGCCTTCGTAGCGCATACGGCGTCTTCTACCCTATCACCCTTCTCGCGAAGCTCTGCCTCAGTGGAGTAGCCTACGCATACAACTGCTGCCTTGCTCTGGAGGAAGGCGAGCCTTGCTCGCACATCCTTTCTGTCGGTATCTGATATTGCAGTATCAAGAGTAGCGTTATAGATTAACTCCTTCTCCTTAATTGCTGCTTCATTTTTTGCACCACTAATTATAGTGGTATTGTATCTTGTTATATTTATCTTCTTTGCGAAACCAAGAGATTCTACTGTTGCTCCAGATAGAGGATTTCCCTTGTCTTCTGAGAAAACAGAAGTTCCAACAAGAATTGCAAGATCATCTAGCCACTGATCGTTATACTTTCCAAAGTTTGGATACTCAACAGCAACAGCATTGAGTCTGCCGGATCTTCTATTTACAACAAGAGTCTGTAGTGCCTCCTGCTTTATTCCTCTCGCAATAATTAAGAGTGACTTGTTTTGCTCATGTACTCTAGAGAGAACCTGCATAAAATCCTGCATATGTGTCATTTCTCTATCACAGATTAGGACATATGGATTTTCAAGAGTTACAGGATCTTCACCAGCATTTAGAAGTGCTGGAGTGCAATACCCAGCTCTAATCTCTATACCGTCAGTTACCCTAAAGTGTGTATTCTTTCCTGGTGTTGCTTCTGCAGTAACTACGCCATTTTGACCTACAGCTTCAAATGCCCCAGAGATTGCATCGCCAAGTGAAGAATCATTATTTGCAGAGATTGTAGCAATGCTCTGAATGTCTCTCGTAGATGATACTGGTCTTGAAAGCTTATTTATCTGATCTAAAACCAAAGATAGTGTATAGTTGATTCCATCTCTAAAATAGATTGGATTTACGCCATCTTTAATTACGGCTACTCCTCCACCGAGTATTTCTGCGGCCAAAACAGTTGCCGTTGTAGTTCCATCACCAGCAACATCGGCGGTTCTTCCAGATACCTCTTTTACCATCTGAGAACCAAGTTCTTCTATTGGATCGTCAAGAACAACCTCTCTTGCTACAGATACTCCGTCCTTTGTAACTACAGGTGCTCCAACTGATCTGCCCATAAGAACATTTCTTCCGTATGGTCCCATAGTTGTAGCAACGGTTCTTGCAAGCTTATTTGCACCTTCAAGAACTCTATTTCTTGCTTCTTCTCCATATAAAGTAATCTTAGACACCTTTAACTCCTATTTATTTTGATTTACTATTGCGTGACAAAACGCAACCGCAATAGCGTCAGCCTGATCAAAAGATTCTGTACCTATGTTACCATTTTTATTTACTCTTGGTGTAAAATTAGAAAATGTTGATTTTATAACTTCAAATATTTGATCTTTTGATATTGACTTGTTTTTTAAATATTTTGAAATTGTAGATCTTATGTTTGCTACAGTATATTTATCTGTTTCAATTCCAATTGAATCAAGCGATGTTAGTGACATCAATTCATTGAAAAATGAAAGAACTATAATTGTTCTTGCGCTACTTCTGCCAGCACTAAATCTATTTGCATACATTTCAACTGCCACGGCATCTGGAGATTCTGCCTTTAAAAGCTCCCTTACTTTTTTTGAAGCCTCAAGACCCCTGAACGCAAGAGAGCCTTTATCGGAACCTGGTGGCTTTATATGCCCATACTTTATAAGGTTTATACTATCCTTATCAAACTCAATTATTCCATAACCTATTACAGATGAACTAACATCTAATCCAATTACTTTTTTCATAGGTTATGATACTGCAAAAATAAAAAACGCGCACATGCGTGTTTGCACATGTGCGCGTTTATTTTATAAAAGACTACTCAAAGTCAAAGTCAAAGCTCTTTGAGGAAGATGCAGTCTTCTTTGCTGGAACATCGTCATCTTCGTCTCTAGCAGAAGATGTAGAAAATCCGAGCATTTTTGATACTTCATCAGCAGGCATTGGTGAAATTAACTTATCAAGATTGATTCGATCATTAAAGTCAATGAACTTCTGCTTAAAGGTTGACTCAAGTGATTCCTTTGGATTTGGAGTTACTGAGTATAGTGGCTGCTGACCCTTTGGTCCACGGTTAATTGAAATATCATATCCGGTTACCTTACCCCACTTTGGATTATTGAAAAGAGTCTGAATACCCTTGTAGATTTGGTTTCCAATCTCAAGAAGCTTGAACTCATTATCTGAGCGATCAAGTACCTTGATAATCCAGTTTGGCTGACGACGGAAGCCAGCCTCCTCAAGCTTCTTAACTAGAGCTGGACTATTTGATGGACTTACAATCTTTCTCTGTGTTCCATCTGGAAGAGTTACCCAGTGAATATATGTCTGAACTGGATTGCCCATGATTCGAACTACATTTTCTCCCTCTTTTAGTCTCATGTAATCATTTTTACCGCCACCGCTCTTTGGGGATGGGAGGTCTGCTTCGTTCCAATCAATCTCGCCAGATACTACTTCTTTTGCCATTTTATACTCCTATTTTATGAATCAAATTAGAATCAGTTATTTCCAATCAATATCACCACAGATGTCTTTATTTTCCTGACTTCCACGGCTGCGGAACCCGTGATCGTCAGATTCATTATACTCCGGCGTGGGAGCAAAAGTTGAATAATTTGAGGAGGCCTCTATACCATAATCTCTCCTTAGGAATGATTTTAGAGAATAATGCCACATTGAAAAATACTTTATTTTATTTTCTAGCCATAGCTTGCAGACTTTTGCTTTTTCAAGCTCATCTTTAACTGCAATAACTTCATCATCAGATTGAATAAACCATTCTTTTTCTTTTGCGGTTTTATAGCCTGCATTTTTTGCTCTTATAAGCGCGGACTCTGCTTCTGCTTTGTCATAGGCTGTTTTCTTTATCGAAATCCATCTTTCAACCTGGATTATCTTTTCTTGACAAAGATCTTGCGCTTCGATTGTTGATACCAAGTAAAGCTCTGCAATATTTGCATCAATAACTTTTGTTTTTGGCAGAGAAGCTGCCAACCTTTGAATTTCAGTTATATCAAGGTTTTCTATTGAAAACTCCTTGGTATTTATTACCTCGCTGAAGCGCATCGTGCCTTCCTTCCTTCCCTTAAATAGTACGCGGCTCGTTATAGCGGAACTATTCTATTTTTGCTCCAGAGTTTTAATTCTCTCTTCAAGATCTGCTACCTTTTGAACGAACCTTTCTACCTGCCTCATTCTCTGGTTGAAAGATACATTTAGGAGAAAAAACAATACAGGCTGAGGGGTTGGTTTGTCTAGTGGTGGAGATATTCCGGCAATATTTCCGGCAAGATCGGTTTGGAAAAGACCCCTGAAAGAATCTTCTCCAAACATTTGCTTTAACCTCTCGTAATATTCCCATTCTTCTCTTGATAAAGAGATTCTTGTATTTGCAATTGATTTAAAATTAGACATCGTCAGATCTTGATATTCCCTGAAACTTTCTTAAAGTTGGAGATGTTTTATAAAGATGCTTTAATCTCTTTACTCTATCATCAACATCTTCATCTGAGTCATCAGAAGAATCTTCGTCATCACCATACTCGTCATCTGGTTCATTATCTGCAGATGACATTCTTCTCAGAGATCTGGCTGGAGTGGCCTGGTTATTACGATCTGCTATTGCTGCAATTCTTGCTATTCTTTTTGTTGGAAGTTTTGGTCTATCATCTTCTTCAGGGGCAGAAGAATTTTCTAATTCTTCACTATCATCAGACTCTGGCTCATTTTTTGTATTGTCGCTTACAGCGGAAAGACCCATTTCTTTCTTTAGATCAAATTTAATAAAAATACTTAGATCATAAATAAGGTTTTGAACTAAATCTTTATTTAGCTGTTCAGATAGTGATATCATAAATTCTTGAGCCTGAAGCTTCTTATTTATTGCTCCAATCTCATGAGAATCAAGATCTGATAGCAGAGTTCCTCCGCAAGAAGGACAAAAGTTTTTTACAAGTGCAAATCTCATCTTTGGCAGAATTTTAAAATTACATTTTTGACAACTTAACATGATGATTCCTCATTTTTAATTGTACTAATTTTTATATCTAATATTTTAGCTACTAATTTTAAAATTTTATATTATGAAAAATAAAATATTAAAATTATCAAAAATTCTTTTTAACCTAAATCTCAAAAAAGAAGCATCTGAAGTCTCCGAGCTTACAGCAGACAGCTCTCCAAGCAGGGTTGAATTTTCCGGAATATTAAAGCTAAGTCCATCAAATCCTCCTACCGATCTCCAAGGCTCCCTGTCTGGCTATTTTGAAGAACGCGGATTGAAGCCACTTCCTGTGGAAAAGCTACATATAACACTTTTGAATCAGGCAGTTTTAAAGCCATTTGCAAAGGATCTAAAGGGAAAGCCCTTTCCAGAATATGATGGATCAATAACATACGGAGATATATATTCTATAATAAGAGAAGACGAGGGAAAGGAATCTGTCTTTGTCGTAATTGAAGAACAGAGAGAACTTTCTGATTATATATCTAAAACACTAAGCGAAATGGGCATTCCTGCTGAACCAGAACCAAATAGAATCTATCATATATCCCTTGGTAACAAAACCGGCAATCCTCTCGACTCTGTTGGTCATAGCGAAGCAAAACCAATGAGACTAGAGGATTGCACAAAGATTTAGTTTCTAGACCTTTTTGATTCCAAAGACCTCTAGCATTTCAACTAGATTGAGTGATTTTTCTTCCATATATTCTCCAATCTCGCAGATTGCTTTAAATGGTATGCCATCCTTGAGGGTTGTAACATATTTCTCGTAATCTTCGGTCCATAGAGTTAACCCAATTGTATTTCCTTCAAGATCTTCAATTAGGTACTTTCCAAATTTCCTTCCGATATTTTTACCATTCTTGATCTTGAACTCTTTGCTGAGTGCTTTTACTATTCCCTCAACCTTGACTTTGGACTTAACCTTCATAAACTTTATGTCTTTAAACTTGAAGGTATCAGAGCCGCCCTTAAAGAATCCCTTGAAAATCTCGTGAGTATCTCCAGATAGTGTTCTTCCCATAACCTCTCTTTCGTTATAAAGGAATTCTTTTCTTTCCCACTCCTCCTCTGTTCTTCCAAGATCGGAATCCTTAATCATCTTGCCCTTCTTAATTGCGTTCTTTACTTTTGTTCGGTAAGAATCAAAGTTATCATAGATATCTTTTCTTGTTCTACCAAATACATCTAGAGCACCACAGGCAGCAAGAGATTGAATAGAGCCTTTTCCAATGAAGGGCTGAGATTCAATTTTGCAAGTCTTTGGTAGTGCGTTTCCTGTGCCAACCCAATCCATGGCTGGAGTTACAGTCTCTTCCTCTTCCTCAGTCTCGCCCTTGCAGATAATGCTGTTACCCTTTAGGAGAAAGTCACAGAAATCTTCAAATGGCTGGGCCTTTAGAAGCTGGGAGATTGCTGCTGGTCCAACTCCCTTTACTGCCGCAAATCCCGTTGCAATCTTCTTATCATCAATAACCTTGTAGTTCTCAGCTCCCTTGTTTATATCTGGAGGAGTAATTACAATTCCGAGTCGCTTACACTCCGCTAGGTATTCCTGTGCTCCATCTGAGTTTGGATCAGTGAGATTTAGAGTGGCACACATAAACTCTGTTGGATAGTGACACTTAAGCCAAGCAGTTTGAACAGAGATAATGGAATATGAAATTGCATGGGACTTGTTGAATCCGTAGCCAGAGAAGCTTGAAATCTCATGCTCCCAAACCTCTTGGGCTTCTTCATAAGTCATCTTTGAGTGCTCCATGCAGCCCTTAATGAAGTTTGCCTCTGTCTTTAGAGCTAGTTCTGGATCTTTACCCTTTAGCTTTGTTAACTTACGAAGATTATCTGCTTCATTTAGATCCCATCCAGCACAATCCCTTGCAATACTCATCATGCTCTCTTCATAGAGGGAAATTCCATAAGTATCTTTTAGTGCTCTCTCAAGAGTTGGATGAGTATATCTAATCTTTTCTATGCCAAAGCGACGTTGAATATAGGCCTTTCTCTGTTCTGGTGGACAGCTTGGACGACCTAGTGCATTGATCGCTGCAACAGTATCAACGTCTGTTGGCTTAATCTTCATACAAAGTGGTGATAGCGAAGACTCTAGCTGAAATACTCCAAGATTATCTCCCTTGGAAATCATCTTGTATGTCTTTGGATCATCAAGCGGAATCTCATCAATTCCAATCTTCTTGCCCGTTGTCTCCTCAATATACTTTAGTGTCTCAGAGATAATAATCAGAGTCTTCAGTCCAAGAACGTCCATCTTTACAAGACCAAATTCCTCTGCTCTTGTCTTTTCCCACTGAGTTGCAGTTACTGTTTCACCAGAGTCTTCATCGACACCAATTCTTAGAGGTACCATTTCATATAGTGGACGATCTCCAATCACCACTCCTGCGGCATGAACTGACCACTGACGAGTAAGGTTTTGAAGCTTTGTTGAAAACTCCTTTACATCAGGATACTTTTGCATAAATTTTGCAAATTCCTTATTTCCATCAATAGCCTCTTCTATCGTATGAACGTCTGGCATGATGGAAGTAAGGTGATTTGCGATTTCAAATGCAGAGGATTTATCACCACCAATTTCAAGAGATCTGGCAACGTCCTTTAGAACTACCTTTGGAGACAGTGTTGACCAGTTACTAATCTGGGCAACATATTCCTTTCCGTACCTTTCCTTAATATAGGCCTTAACCTTATCTGGGTGAGAAAAATCAGAGTCAATATCTGGGAAAGACTTCTTCTGCTTGTTGTGGAATCTCTCAAAAAGAAGGTTGTATTTGATTGGATCTACCTTTGTAATTCCAATTAGAAATGCAACAAGAGAGCCTGCTCCAGATCCACGGGCCGGACCAACAATAACGCCATTATTATTTGCCCAATTGATATAGTCCGCAACGATTAACATATAAGACGAAAAGTTATGCAGCTCTAATACAGAAAGCTCATACTTTACTCGATTCCAATAGTCTCTCTTTTTCTCTGGAGAGAAACCATCGGTGAATAGCTTGAAACCTTCTACGCAACGATAGCGAAGATATGCTTTATCCTCTGGCAGCTCCTCGCAATTCTCCTGCCACCATACTTTAAATTCAATATAATCTTGCTGGTGCTTTACTGGAAACTGCGGAAGAATAGCTCCACGAGACTTAAGATAATGAGGCTCTTCACAAGCTGCTGCAATCTTAAGAGAGTTGTTCATAGCGATTGTTCCAACATGATTACCGAAGAAATCTGTAATCTCATGGAATGGCTTTAGGTACATTTCCTGTACGCCATAACGGAAGCGATTTGGATCTGACAGTGGCTTCTTATCTTTAATCGCAAGCATCATATCGTGATATTTTGCATGATCACGATCAAGATAATGCGCATCGCAAGTAGCAACATATGGAATATCGTGCTTTCTAGATAGACCAATAAGTGTGTCGTTTAGCTTTACCTGATCTACATTTCCATCGTCTGTCTTAAGAGCATGTGGCTGAATCTCAAGAAACAACCTGTCCTTAAACACAGACTTTAATCTCAAGACATTTTCTTCAGCTTTATCAAGACGATCTTGAACGATATCTCTTGATAGAACTCCATTTGAACAAGCAGTAAGGCAGAAAATATCTTCATTGAACTCTTCAATGTGATTCCAGGAGATTCTTGGTGTAAGCTTACCCATATAACCAGATGCCTGATTGTTATAAGCTTCATAATTTAGACGAAGAATGTTCTTGTAGCCCCTCTCTGTCTTTGGAACAAGAACCATGTGATTTGACTTTTTCTCAGAAAGATCTGGAGCAAAATAAACTTCCATTCCTGGAATAAGCTTTACTCCAGTCTTCTGTGATGCCTTGTAAGCATCATAATGAGCAGTCATTGTACCGTGATCGGTAATAGCAATAGAAGGATGATCTAGCTCCTTTGCCTTCTCAAAAAGAAGCCCTACATCATTCATTCCGTCTAGTGGGCTACCCTGCTCTGTGTGGTTGTGAAGAGATACGAAAGGTCCGTTGGGCATAAAATCCTCGCCTTATATTGTACGCGAACGAAAAGAGCGGGAGAATTCTACTTCTCCCGCTCTTCTTTTATTTTTAAAAGGCCGTACTATTTTTCAATAGATTTTGCATGAGTTATTGCAATAACTTCTGCTACCTTGCTAACCGTCTCTAAAACATTTACTACAGTTCCATCTTTTTTGGTTGTAGTAAACTCCTCAGAGTAAACTGCATCTGGAAACATTCTGTTATATTCTTCTAGTGTTTTTCCTATTGAATCAGGAGCTTTTCTCTGTAATCCTTTTAGATTTCTTGCAGAAATACAGTGATGAGTTGTTCCAGATCCTCTTACTTCAAGCCATCCAAATTTTAGCATATTTGGTATATCAGCCCTTACTACAAGCCAATCATTTTGAATTGCTCTATCATATGCATCTTTTGCAGACTCTATGCTTTTGTGCTCTATATTTTCCTTTCTATCAGAATATGGATTGCTTGATATTCTTACTACTTTATCATACTTTGGATTTACCCAATGACTATGTTCCCTATCTATATTCTTTTGCATGGAAAAAACAGCAACACTTTCATTTTTTTCAAGATCAAAGTACTGAGAGCCACCAATAAGATATCCAGTCTCTTCTTCTATTTCTTTTGTTAGATCATCGGATACGCTTTCTACCAAATTAACACCATCTGAAAATTTTTGTGTTATAAAGTCATAAAAATCATTAGAGGTGCTTACCTGCTCTACTCTATTTATCATCTTATTACTCCTGATTACTCTGCGCTATTAGCGATCACTTCTGCTCTACAAGATCTGCAATGTGAGCGTAGATTGATGCTGTTACCTCAGGATCGATATCGGACTTAGCCATCTTGACGGCTTCCTTTACTTCCTTTAGTGGAACATTGTATTCATCAACAAAGTCTGCTACAACTCGCTTGCGCTCTTCACGAAGCTCTTTCATTTGAGCATCGAGTTCATTCAGCTGGCGAACCATTGAACGAACATTGTCCATACTGTAGTTGCCATTCTTTACTTCTGTCTTTGTGGTTGTTTCGGTAGATTCGGCGCTCATTTATTCTCCTAATTGTAGTAGTTCTTGGCGATTGTGTTTAGGTACGCTTCCCACCACCTGCGGTAGAGGGACGTTATTATAGTACCGTCATCATCAGTTGCGGACTGTGCAATCTTTCTCCAGGACAAATCTTTTCCAACCTTCTTTGTATCTGAGGTCCAAAGATCCCTAAATATCTTTAGGGTTTCCTCTATAAGTTCGTTTGGCCTCTGAATATTTGGCACTGATGTAGATGCTTTTACAATAGAATCAATTGATAGGACTTCCTCTCCTGAGTTTAGAGCAGCAGCCTTTCTTCTTGATTCAAGTACATCCTTATGATTCATTACCTCTTCTATTGTTAGTCTCTTTAGTTCATTTAGAATTTTTTGATTAATTTCTTCGCTTGTCAATCCTACTGATTCTGAAGTTATTCTTTCTTCAACATCGCCTCTCATCTGCTTTACTTTGTTTCTTGCTTCTTTTAATATTGCATTAAGAGCACTATTTGTAAGATCGTTTAGAGAATGAGTTAATTTTGCTGGGTATATTACATGAGAATCTGGGTGAACTGCATAATCAGATGTTTGACATGACTCTATAACTCCGCTTATCTTTTTATTTTTAACAGCAGATGCCTTTGGAGTTCCTAGCATATGAGTCTCTACATTATTATTTTCATCTAGTTGAAGATTAAAGAATTCTGCAACCTTCTTTAGTATATCTTCGTTTACATTCTTAGACCTTAAGAAGAATCCTGGCAGATCGAATAAATCTTCTACTGTAAATAGATTTTCTGCAATCTTAGTTTCTGAATGAACTGCAGATACTATATCCTGTAATCCAAATGTTGACTTTACAAATTCCTTATAGCTATCTATATCATCTGGATTTATTGGCCCACCAAAAGTGGTGTGCATTGCTGGATTATTCAACATTGACCAAATTGAATATGGATCGAGCAACCTCAAACAGAATGCCTGCTGACTTGTCTTCTTTGTTTGTTTTCCTGCAGATTTTTTGTCAGCCAAATTTATTGCAGAAACAGAATCAATCATTGGAGTCTGCTCCATATATATCTTATTTACCTTTTGTGCTGCATTATAAAGGTCACACAATAGGCCAAGTTTTTCCATAAATGCCTGCAAAGTTATATTTGATTCTTTTGGATAAGCAGGAAGAACAGACTCATATTTTGCAGGATATGCTGTACGCAATCCAGACGAAAGATCTATGCTTATATTTACAAGCGGAGATACCTCAGATATCATGTTCTGCAAAAACATATCCTCTGTTTGAACAGATATATTCCAGCTTCTTCTAAACTTTTTCTTTTTTATCTCAAGAAGTATAGACTCCGTTTGCTTAAACCAATTATATAATTCTGATAGCTGAATAGATATATATTTTAACTTTTGTACACATCCAGACTGAACTATTTTTGTCTTAACAACACCATTCTCATCTTTAAACTGTGGATCTTTTGCAATAAAGGCCCAAGAAATATTTAGTGGTGTCATTCCATCTCTTGGAATAAATATATTTGACTCTGTTAATGTAAAGCTATCTTTTGTATCCTGAATTAACTCCTTATCAATTGAGTTTACTGCTCTTGATATATTCTCATACTCTCCACCGACTGGCAATATTAGTCCATGTGATGATGAGGTTATCATGGTCTTTGATGTTTGTGACGTTGGAAATACATCTATATTTGTAATAAAATCTCTAATACTTTCTCCAAGCAAGCTTCTGTAATATAGCTCTATATCCTTTGTCTTATCACCCCTAAATCCAGTCTTTAGATGCTCTGCCATTTTCTTGTCAATTATTGCATCTTCTTTATTTTGAATTTGTGGGGAAATACCTTTTGATAGTAGTATTTCATTGAGGTCTTCTATGTATTTTTTACTCACATCACCAGGAGATCTTGCAACATAGTAATTATTCATAATCAAATTGTTTGGTGGTGGCCAAAATACTGGTGGTTCATCTATTTTTTGAATTCTTATTTCAAATATATTATTTTGGTCTGATGATCCAGATATTGCAGAATCAACATGTGATTGAGTAAATAATATTCCAGTTCTTATGCTGGAATCAACTAGCAATAATCTTGACTTATCAAATGAATCGATATTTTTTATATATCTTGATGCAAACTCAAGACCCTGCTTTGTATTGAGTCTTATAGTTCCACTTGGCATAATATCCATTATATCAATATTTGGCAGATCTCCAACTTTGGATGGATCTTTTATTATAATATCTTTTGGAGCAATACATATATAAAGTCTTTTTGCAGAATCAGCTCCATCTACAATAATTTCTTTTATTAAAATTAAGTAAGGCTCTTTTATTGTAGTTTGTGCAAACTTATATATATAGTTATTTCCATTGATTAGTTTGTTTTTGTTTATTTGCATTGAATAAAACTGTTGAACAGAAAATACCATTGGAGCAGGATATATATCTTCTGTTGTGTCAAATCTTACTAAGTCTGGATTTAGCTGTATTTTTCCATATTGAACAGCATTTCTTTCAAATATTCTATCAGCTTCGCCATATAGCATTCTTGATTCTAATATCTTTGGTTTAATTATTTCAAAATTCTGAGGATCTCTTTGCTTCATTAGCGGCTCTATACATAAATCAAGCTGCCTTGCCGCATTACCTATTGATCTTGATCCAATTGGCTTTGATATTAGGTCTAGAATGAGATAGTCGATAGATGCTGTTGCCATCTTTATACATTGTTCAAATCGAGAAAAAACAATGGCTCTTTGCACGCTATATAGGCTTTTATTGCTTATATCAGGAGATATACCCTTAGATCTCATATATCCCAAAAAGACTGTATCTAAAGAATATGCATCTTTTAGCCCTGATTCTATTTCAGATATATTTGCATTAAATTCTTCATTATCCATTATTATAATCTTTGGAATAAATGCTGAATCTGCAGACTCATCAAACTTTGCAGATTGAAGAGATTCATTTATCAATCCAAATACATCAGATCTTGCTCCAGTAACACCTATATAAAGCTGAGATGATTGATTTAAGAAATATCTTGAGTAAAAAGATCTTATGTTATTTACTACATCTATTGCATATGAGAATGTTATTGCCCTTCCTGTGTAGTTGACTATTGCATCTTCTAGTATTCTTTTTACTTCATAATTTTTATATGGAGAATAAAGTAATGCTGAAATATTATTGCAAAATTCTCTTACCTTATTTTCTCCAACTATAGACGTTATGCTGCTCTCGTCTACTCCAAATATAAGACCGATGTTTTTATATACAGCGGATGATATATTCTCAATTATTGCGCTAACTGCTAATTTTTCATTAAGATTTGAAATAAATGGAACTGAAAAGTCCCTATAGTATTGTGCTATACCGGCCAAACTAACAAACTTATCAAAAGATACGTTTCTTTCAAATAAGCCATTTATATCATATGCGTTAAAAAAGTTAGAATAAACTACTTCCAGTTTATCATTACTTATGTTTAATGTATTTGAAATAGACTGAAGTTCTAATTTTATTTTGTCAATTATCTTTGGATCTTTCTTTGGAACTGATAGCGGATTCATTAAGAAGTCAGCTTGACCATCCGCAGATATCTTTCCCCAATATCTTGACATCTTCAAGAGCTTTACAAATTTATTTATAAATTCCGATACAGCCTCTGAAAATATTGAGGCAGAAAAAGATTCTGCATCTTCTGGAATCTCAGAATATGATCTAAAATATTCTTTTGTTATTCCAGGCATCAATGCCTCTAATAACCCATATTTTTCAATTATTTCTTTTGTATAAGTAGAGCCAATAATTTTAGTAGTAGCAGCTTTTGATGCCACCATTGATTCGTATGCTGATTCATCGGGCATTTCAGAGATATCTGCTATATCAAGCTCTGTAGTTCCACCCTCTTCGGATGATACAGTTGTGCTTTGAAGACCGCCTATATATCTTGTTACATAAAAATCAGTTCTTGATGGCATTGATAGTTTGCCATATTCCCAAGGATTCTTTTTAAATAAACCTGATGATGACTTTTGCCCAATTATATAGACCAAGCTACCAACTTTAAAATAAAGTCTTTGATCGTTTATTGCTCCAATCAGCTCCTCTATACTGGATGCTTGATTTGGCATGATATATCCAGATGGTATTGGCTCATTTTCGCTAAAAACTTTAATTATTCCAATTCCATCAGAATACTTTGAAGATGTTAAAGTCTTTAGAATTGAATCATCGTCTCCAGATAGTAATGATAGTATTGCTTTTTTGCTCACAGTTCTTGTTGTGTGAGTGATTGCAATTGAAGAATGTGCTCTAGAAAACATCCAAGATTGCTCAAGAGTAAATCTATGGCCACTGTCACATACCAAGCCCAAATCCTTAATTATATAAGCATCTGTTTCTTTTATCTCTTGTGCTGTTGATATTTTTGATTTTTTAAATAAAACATCAAGTATATTTTTTCTTGAAGATACAGATACTATATTGCCAACAACAGCTTCAACGTGTGGCCTCAAATCATTCATTTCTATTCCGTAATTTATAAGTGTTTTTACGGCTGAAACAAATGATTCTTTTCCTTTTGAATTTAGAATATTCAAAAGAACGTTTCTAATATAATTTTTGCTAGAAGGATCCTTATCAAACATTGATATAGATACTTTCTTTCCGCAGATTGGATAAGCTACCCTTGATAACTGATCACCAGAAGAAAGACTTCCATCTGGTGCAGTTGGCGGATAATATATATCCTCTCTTTTTAATCCAAGTCTTTCATTACCTACCAACTCATCAACCATATTTCCTGGTACTTTTGGTATGGCTATAAAATTAATTAATCCTTCATACTTCTTTGAGCTAAGTATTGATGATCCTACTGCAGAATCTTGGCTTATATGACATGGACAATTTGCAGTATTTCTTGAGAACCTATAGCCAATCTTAAATCCACTTTCAGACTGCTCGCTTGAAACTCCGCTTCCAGAATATTCGCTATATGCAGCAAGTTGATATTCTGGAATTGATTCACCTTCGTTTATATAGCTCTTTCTAACTCTTGCAAGACAGGCATAATCTCTTTTTTCTTCTAGACTCTTAAGTATTCTTGTATCCTGCTTCATTGATGCAGCAAGCTTAATTAATGATGCCGCACAGAGTGTTTTATTTTGGAAAATTCCTCTAACTCCAGATGAAGATGCACCAAGAGATTTTAACTTATCATTTCTTATTATATGCCCAATTACGTTTAATAAAATCTTAGATTCTTGAGATCCATCAATTGCCTCTGGATCATATATCATACGATTAATTTCTTCCCAAGGATAACTCTTATTTAGTATGCTATTTAATATAGAGGATAGCTCTGTTGCTGATTTTTTTGAATATTGCTTATTTATTATTGCTGATATCATATTTTTTGCATCAGCAGATAGACTGTGAGATTGGGATGCTAATTCTGATTCTGATATAAAATCTCCATTTTCTTTAAAGAAAGAATATTGATTTTCAGATCTTGAAAATTCAGTTAGCTCATCTTTATATTCCGATGGAACCTGCGTAACTTGACCGCACACTCCGCATGCAATAGTGTTGAATGATTGCTGGTCTAGTATATTTTCTTCTGATTGAAAATATTTTTGAATCTCGTTATTTATATATGACTGAAGGCTAATATCATTAAGTGCCAATTCATCAATAACTGATGATGCATCAATCATATCCAATAATGAAGTTGAAATTATTCTATCTATTTTTTCTTTTATTGCATTTTTTGCAACTTTTTCTAATATAACTAAGATATTTCCATATACATAATATGCCGCATCTTCAGTTCCATCGCTATCTATTTTTATGTTAGATCTTGCAACGTATTTTGATACCTTTATATCAATATCTTTTTTTATCTTTTGCTCTCTTCCAAAAAGAAAAGACTTCATTAATCTGTAAAAAAATGAACTTATATTTTCAAATGTTTCTTTGTTTTCAAAAAGTCTTTTTGTAATAGAAAATCTGCTTTGAAATTCCCACTCAGCAGACTTTGTTTGTGTCCACTCTTGGCTTAAAAGAAGAGGATTTTTTCTTCTAAACTCATATATCAGCTGCTTAATTTCTCTATCTTTTTTTATGCTTTTTTCAAAAAACTCTTTTAGCTGATCAAAGCATTTGTCAAGCGTTCCATCAATTGCTTCGTCTGTTATTTTTGAAAGCTCTGCTGATTTAATGCTCATCTGAGTTATAAACTCAGAGATTTTAGAATCAGAAAGCATATCTGCATCCTGTTCGTCAACTATAGATATTGATTGAAGTCCAGATGAATCAAATGCATTATATACTGCTTTTGATAGTGGAACATCACTCTTTGGCAGGTCTAGTTTTTTCTGATTATTTTTTGAGTTTAATTCTAATATTGCTTCTGATATATCCTTTTTTTCTTCATTAACTTTATCAGGCTGAACTTCTACTGGAACATCTTCTTCTTTTTTGGACTTAAGCAAGCCAAGTTTATTCAAATAATAAGTTGCAAAATCTTTTATAAAGTTTAAGCTTAAAACATTGTTAATTTTTAATATTGAATCGATTGAAGATTCAGAATTTTTATCCTCTATATAATCAGCTAAAGAATAAAATAAATCTTCATTTTTTGATATATCTGCATCAATGGAACCAGAGGAAAGTTCTGATATAACCTGTAGAATTGCACCAGATATATTTGCATTTAAAACTGGCTCATTTTTTATATCGCTTGATCCATCAAGATCGAGTATATTTTTGTCAAACCCTCTTAGTGAGTTTAGAGCTTGTGCTGCAGAAAGAACTGTATTTTCTCCTGCAGCACCACTTGGATGTATCAATATCGAATGTAGAATTGCTTCTGTCTTACTTTGAAATGGACCAAAGAAGCGCTCTGATGGTGAAAAAGATTGTCCGCTAGTTACATACCAGCCATATAAGTTATCCTCTGCTGGTAGCTCTTCTGTTACTACCTCTTGTTCTACAACCTCTTCTGGTTTATTTTTTGAATAAAATTCTGTTTTATACTTATTAAAAGCAGAGGTTATTCCTTCTAATAATATGTCAGCATCAAGATCTGATGTTAACATTATTGTTCCGGCTGCAGTTATTAGAGTCTTTCTTTCTTCCTGTGATAATGTGTTATAATCTGGAGACCCAAAAAGCTTTTCAATAAAATCAGTATTATAATAAAAGGGATTATTTCCGGCAGCAATAGCCTCTTGCGCTTCTTTAATTGCATATTCAGAAATTCTTATTCTATCTTGAAGCGATGGCCTTATATCTTCTGAATTATTAAAGACTATATTTTTGTACATATAGTCTAGTTCTTCTAAGCTCTGTGCGGTCTTTTTAATCATAGTTCACTCTAATTAAATAATACTTTTTAATATATTTGAAAAAATAGCAGAAGATTCTTTTAGCGCATCCCTAATGCCCTCATCTTCTGTTCTTGATGATGGTATTAAGATTTCAGATGAATTTGTATCTATTTTTAGGTTATTTTTTCCACTTAGTTTTATATGAAAAATTTTCTTTATTAACTCTTCATATTTTTCCAATAATACCAGATTATCTTTTATTTCATCCAAAGATACAAGTGTTATAAACTTATAATATTCATCATCCAACAGAACTGCTCTTGGTGCATTCAAAAATAATTTTGACAGATTAAATCCATCTTCATCAAATATACTCATATAATATGGCCTTAGAGTTTCTCTTCCAGAGTGCTTTGATGGCAAGAAAAATCCAAATAGCTTTCTATTTCTAAATGATTTTTGTTTTATTTCAAAAAAACCACTTTGGTGGTCGGCTGAAATATTATCTAGCTTTTTTATTTCAGATATTATTTCTCTTGAAGATTCGCTTAAAAATGCAAAACTTTTAATATTTTCAATAACATAATTATAAAAGATAAAAATATCATCTTCGTATTTTTTGCTTATTTCAATAAGAAGGTCGCCTTCATTTATATTTAAGCCTAGACCATTTATTTTTCTAACACTTTCATTTAAATATAAATGAATGCACAAAAGAATTGTCAGAACCCTTGCTCTTTCTCTTGCCTGCTTTATCTTTAGTCCATTCATTCCCTTGTCTATTTCTAATATTTTTTCTTTAACTTTATCTTGAAATAAACTTAAGACGTTATTTTTTATTTTTTTATCATCTGGATAAAGATCGTGAAAGGCAGTTCTTGAATCTCTAAATATTTTTATAGCGGACAAAAGCTCTGAGAGACTTCCTGCAATATTTTCAAAAGGAATCTGTAGAAATTCCTCCTCTATTGCAAGAAGCCTCCTTGTTGATGCATCACCCTTGTGAAGCATTTTTTTTAAATATTCAATTTTAAATTGAGATATTTCTCTTTCTGTATTTAAGTATTTTAAATAATCTTGTTCCATTACTTCTGAAGCATATCACGAATCTTTTTATTCCTAGAAAGATTCTTTAATCTTAGATTTGCAGCCCAAGGAGAAAGTCCAACCTCCTCTGCTGCGTCCTTAATGCTATAGTCTTCAAGTGAAATTAGTCTCAAGATTTGAGATGTTTTATCATCAAGACCGTCACAAATAGATGCTATTGATGCCTCAGCCTCTAGTGCATCTGATTCGGCTCTCATATTTCCGAATATTGCATCTTCATTTCCGACTGAATCAATAAACAATACCTCTTCATCAAGGTTTGCGCTCATTCTGGTTCCAATTTCAGAAAAAAGAACTTCTTTTTTTGCTGTTCTAATTTCTTTTCTATATACCTTATCACATGATGAGCATTCGCGAGAAATCTCTGCACCATCTTTAATTTCTGATTTAAATGCCGTTGAGCCACACTCACAGGTCGATGGTAGTGATGCATCCTCAGAAACAGAAAATGCATTGTTTGAAAGTTTATTTTTGCTACGAATTTTTGAAATTATCTTGTTGTGAAGATGAATGTGAAGAAATGTGCTAAGCTTCACATTCTTTGTAGAGTCATAAGATCTAACACCCTCAATTGCAATTATTGCCAACTCCTGCTTTACATCTTCTGGCGCATAGTTTGGAATAAATAGAGAGTTTGACATCTTAAATAGGAGTGGATCGATTTTCTTTAGAACTCTGTCTAGTCCCTCTCCTGTATTTGTATTTACATAAAATTCTTCATTGTAAAGCCTTACATTGCCTTCGAAATGAGTGCTCATATTTTCTCCTTTTGGTTTTTTATTAATCAGCTAGGAATCAGTTAGTCAGACCAGTTGCTAATACAAAGCTCTTTATAATCACAGAAGTCGCAGAGCTTAGAGGGCTTCTTCTGCCAAGTATCTTCTTTTAGGATTAGGTGCCCATATTTTAAAATCTTCTCCTCACATTTTTTAAGATCATCAAATGTAAAATCCCAAGACTTTTCCTTGCAATCGTGCTTTAGAAGAGTGTAGCTTCCGGAAATCTTTTCTAGGTCGGGAAGCTCATTCTTTAGAACCATCGCATAAACGAGCAACTGAAAGCTGTCGAGGTAGGCAGGGTTCTTCGTCGTCTTGTAGTCCACTACTTTATAAGCACCGGGGCCGGTGCGGTCAACCCTATCTATAAATCCTTTGAGAAAAAAATCTCCGATGGTTATTTCGAATGGTTTTTCTACCCAAAGAACGTTGGGGAGACCCCTGGTCTTTATGTCATTTAAGTAGGACTGCATTATCAATTGCATGTTTTTATATTCTGGCTCCAAAAGCTCCTGATTGAAATCTTTTATTGCAGCCTCCATGCACTTCTTCATTAGGCCTGGATACTCTGTTGATGGTAGCTGATTTTCCATTAAGAATTCATGAAAATTCTCAAGTACTAAATGTAGGCATGATCCAAACTCAAGATGGACCCATGGCTTCTTTTCTATTGGAGGCTTCTCTACATAGCCATACCAATATTTTTTTGGACAGTCCTCGTATGTTTTGATTGATGATACTGAAAGTTTTATTTTTTTTGGTGTTGAATTTTGGTCTTGCATTAGAATATTTTACTCATAATTGGATCCTGAATCCAGGAAAAAACCTTTGGATTGCCAACTTGTTGGCCGAGATCCAATGGCCTTGGTGTAACCTGCTGAATAGATTGAATCCATCTGCACTCTCTTGAATCAAAATAATAAAAGACCATTTTTCCAGTCTTTGGATTTATAAAATATCTTACAAGATTGCTGCTTTGAACAGAGTCAAGCCCGACCCTAAAATTATAGGAATCAGATCTTGGTGCCATAGTATCTGTTGGCCTATTTATTATTTTTATAGCTTGTGCTGTCATTTTTTCTGGAGTAGATCCATCAATTATTACTAGTCCTGCCTTTGGATCAAAATCAAGATTGTTGTTTACCGTAGATACTTTTGATTGATATGGCTGTTCATTTATTAAAATTTCAAGTCTAAAATTAATAAAATCTAAGCTAGTTTTTCCTCCGTCAAATTTTTTATATTTATCTCTATCTGTTGCCTTCATTTCAAGGTCAACAAATTCTATTGATGTTTCTCTTGCTGGACTACCTGACTCAGTTACAGCAAGTGAATCAACTACTTCTGCATTTGGAGGAAGAATATTTATTCCTTGATTTTCTTCAAATCTTCTTGTTATTGCATTTAGAATGGTTCCCCACTCATGCTCAAATACATCAGAAGATTCTGATCCTGCTATAGCTACAAGTTTCAAGAGAACGCTGTTTCCAGAGGTCGGAAGCAAAAGCCTTGTTCCGGTTAAAAACTCAGATTCTATTGTTGGATCTGTACCATCAAATGTATAAAATACAACTGACGGTACATTTGTCTCTACCTCGACATACTCTGGTATACCTGATATTATTTGATTTGTGCTTTGAACTACTGTAAGAATGATTGCCATATCTTAAGCAGATATATTACCAGTGTAAAAAGAAATAGAGCTATCTCCATTTATTTTTGAAACATCTAGAACATTCTCAAACCTTTCTTTTAGAGAGTCATCATGTGTAATTACCAAAATCTTATATTTATTTTCAAGCTGCTTTATTATATTTACAAATAGAGTCTCTACACCACTTTTATCTAGAGGTGAATTTATTTCGTCAAGAAGCAGGAACTCTAGTGCAGAACCGCCATGTTGGGTTGCAATTTCTGACAGGGCGATTCTAAGTGATAGAGCTATTCTAAATTGCTCTCCACCACTGAGAGAGGAGAATCCGCAGAGAGCACCATCTTTCTTTACATTAAGATCAAGAGTTTCTACTGTAGAAATACCATCGGATCCAACCCTCTGTGTTTCTAAAGAAATTGAAAACTGATCAGAGATAGAAGAAAGAATTCTATTTGCTGTTCTCTGAAGATCTTCAATTACAGCCTCAAGAAGAAGTGCTTGAATTCCACTCTTTCCAAACATTTTTACCATCTTGTCAAAGATTGCCATTTGCTCATTCTTTGAGTCAAAAGATTTCTTTAGTTCATTTAGCTCAATCTTCTTTGCCGATAAAGATTCTGTTTTCTCTCTAAGAGAGCCAACCTTTATTCCTGCCTGCAGTATTTCATTAGAAATGACTTGAAGCTTTTCCTTTCCTGCCTTTAAATCATCGTGTAGGATTTGAAAATCTTCATTCTTTAGCGAATTTAAAATATCTTCATTTGCAGATATTTTTCTCTTTACTTCTACCATTCTTGAATAAAGATCTTCTTTTTCTTCTTCTCCAGCAGAGATTTCTTCTTTTAATATTTCTTTTTGAGAAAGAAGGTTTTTAATCTCTTCCTTTCCCCTCTCTATTTCTAGGTTATCTGCCTTTTGCTTCTCAAGTTCTTTTTTCAGCTCTGATAGGTACTGAATTCTTTTCTCTGCATTTGCCTTCTTTTTTGTATAGTAATCAACACTTGACTGATGCTCTGTGTGCAATCTTGATGCAATTTCTTCATTTACCTCCTGAAGACAAACATGACACTTTCCAGTGTGAAGATGAACATCAGAAAGCTCTTTTAGCTTTATCTTTGATTGCTGAATTGATCCAGAATATTCAATCCACTCTGTGGACATTCTCTCAATCTTTTGCTCAACATCTGGATCAAAAGATAGTGTCTTGATCTTTTTTTCAAGTAGGCTTATTTTTGATACTAACGAATCGCTTCTCTCCAATCTTTTTGTAAGAGATTGTAATACTTGATCAAATCTAGCCTTTAGATCCTTTCCGGATGCCTTTAGAGAGGCTATCTCTGCGATTGCCTTATCCCAGCTTGCAGTATCAATGTTGTTTTTCATCTTAAGATACTTTTCGGAAAGTGCCTCTACAGACTCCTGCAGATCCTCTTTCTCTTTCGACTTTGTCTCAAGTATCTTTGTAGCAGTCAAAAGCTCTGCTTCACTAGCAATAAGAGCTTGAACCTCCGCATTTAAAGAGTCATATCTTGCCTGATATTTTACAATTTCAGTTTGAATATCTTTTGCTTTTTTCTTTGCTTCTTTTTCAAAAGAGTCCCATTTTGAAATATCTACAATACTTTTAAGAATTTCTTTTTTCTTTGAAGCTTCTGATGTTGCAAATTCTGAGATATCATTCTGTCTAAAGTAAGCTGAATTTACAAATGTTTTATAATCAATCTTTAAAAGATTGACAATTCTGTCATTTGTTTCTCCTGATGTTGAGCCAGATAGTGACTTCCATTTTCCTTCTGAGTCAAGAGTAAAAAGATCTACTGTTGAAGTAGAAGTATTTCTTAGCCTAACTCTCTTTACGAGATAAGTTCCATCGCCATGAGAAAACTCCAACGAAACCTCACACTTATTTTCTCCCCATGTTATTACATCGTCCATTGTTGTTGCTCTGGACTTGTTATATAAACACCATAGGATTGATTCCATTATTGCAGATTTACCAGATCCATTTGATCTGTAATAATCTCCATCAACAGAGCCAACTAGAAGTGCAGAGTTAAAAAGTGAAAAATCTATTTCACTTACTTTGTGAGAAAAGAAGTTTTCTAACTTTAGTTTCTTTGGAAGCATTTTACACCATAATCTTTTTTGCTTCTTCTAGAAGCTTGTTTAAGAAATCGTCGTTAAGACCTTGGGTTTTTGCAAAAGCCTGAAATACCTCATAGTCTGTTTTGTGAGAAAGAATTTCTTTATCTTTCTCAAGCTTTACCTGCTCAACGTCCCATATTATTTTTGAAACATGAAATGCTCCAGCAGAATAAAGAGTTTTCTCTATCTCACCCCTTGAAAATAATGCTTGGGTTCCATCTTTTATTTTAATTTTTGCTCTGCAAATTTTATCATCAAGTGAGAACTTTTTAATCTGCTCACTATAATCTTGAAGATAAGTAAAAGCTGTAGATCCAGAAAGATCAAATGATAAGTCTAATAGTTCTCTGGTTGGAATCTTGACCTGTTCAAAGTCAGATTTTTCTGAATCAAAAACTAAAAAGAACTTTTCAACATCTGCATCACCAAAATTTGTCTTTTCAAGAGATCCAACATAATAAGCTTTTGGACCTGACTTTCTAATTCTTCTAAACTCATGATGATGACCCATTACCACACCACTTAGATTCTTTAGAGAATCTGGTGATACAAGAACTTCGTGTCCACCATAGTCAAAATAATTTCCTTCAAAGAAGAAATTGTGACCAACCGCTATTGATGGGATATCATCTGGTATTCTCTCTGCCATTTCTTTTAACTGCAAGTTAAAAAGATCTGTGCATTCTTTTGCTCCGGTACCGGCATACATTCTTTTGTCACGGTATGGAATAAGAAGCATGGCTTGAGATTCGCCATTTTTATTTGAATAGATTATTGACTCTGGCTTAAGAAGAATTCTAACATTCTTGTAGGAGTTTGCCTGCATTGTTGCTAATGCGCTGGTATAGCTATCTCCAGTCTTTCTGTAGTCATGATTTCCCATTATGACTACAGTAAAGATATTTGCATCAGAAAGTCTTTTTATTGCACGATCTGCAATCTGAATATGCTCAGTGGTTGGATTTCTTACTTCAAAAAGATCTCCAGTCTGAATAAATACTTCAACATTATTTGAAATGCAGTAGTCAATTATAAAGTTTAAGGAACGCTCGTAATCATCAACTCTGGTGTTTCCACCAGATCCGTTGGGGCGTCCAAGCGACATGATATTACCAATGTGGGTGTCACCGCAAATAACAGTTTTCATTTTTCCTCGTTATTTATTCTATATATTTTCCAACAACCGTTGATTAATTTTTCTGTATATTTTTCGTGATCTTTATTTAGTCTGCGCTGAATTGCAGAGCGAGAAACTCCAAACATCTTTGCTATATCATTATAGGATGATCCTGTCTTTATTTCTCCAGTATTAACATTTTTTGCTTCAATCTCGGAAATATAACCTGGATTATCGCTTCCCCACCTTGAATCGCTAATTTTCTTTTTAGTCTCTGCAGAGCGTTTCTTACCAAAGTTTGGATTTTTTTCTCCACTATTAATTTCGCTAAGGTGTCTCTTCTGCTCTTCGGTAAGGCTCTTACCCTTATTATGTGGAGTTTTGCCACTCATCTTTTGTATTGTCTCTTTGGAATGTTTTCTTCCGGCCATAGGCGAGTTTGACATAACTGCCATATTATAATGGTAATCGTAGTGATTTTTGATCTTAAAAATATCATCTAAATACTTTTGTTCTACAGAAAGAAGATCAGTAGTAGCAAGTGAATTGCTGCATATCTCTAAAATTTTAAATTCAAAAGAATCATTTCCATATTTGTTATATGCATTTTGCAGAAAAATATTTGCATGCCTCTTAGCCGTAAGATTTTTAAAATGATCTCGCAACCTATTTTCAAAGTTAGAGGTGGATCCAATATACATCTTCCCATCCTTAAGGTTTAAAATGCAGTATATTCCACATTTATTAAGATCATCCTTATTTCCTTTGAATTTTATCATAAGCACCTCACTTTATTATACCAAAGTGAGTGTCACTAAAGCAAATTTATTTATGATAATATATCAGTTATTAATTACGGTTTTCATTTTGACTCCAGCATTTTTTTCAATTTTTCATTTAGTCTTTCTATTTTATCAGGATCTTCCTTTGAGCTTTCAAAAGAAATACGATCTATTTTTCTCAATAGTCCAGACATATTATCTATTTGGCCTGGGTTCTTTGAAAGAAACTCTCTAATTATTGCAGATGTATTTAAAAGAATTGGAAAGGCAACCCTTTTTTGCTCTATTACATCTTGATATGCTCCTGGATTTTTAACCATAGACCTCATTTCAACCATTGCTTCTGAGAATGTCTTGCCTGTGCAAAACATATAAAAGTCAATTGATGAAACACCCTGATTGCATCCATAACAAAAGAAATTATTATCTCTTGAGTTTATATAGCAAGAAGATGTCTTTTCTTTTCCATGTTTATGATCTACAGATGGGCAACGACAACGGTAATCAAAATTACCTGCTGAAGTTGATTCAAGCTGAATTCCAAATTGTGATGCAAGCTCTAATATTTTTACTTGCTTTGCTATGTCTGTTCTGGATGCAATTTTCATTTTATTACTTAAATATTGAAATTAAATTTGACCAAAATGACGTACCCTTTTGCTGTGGCTCAATTTTTGCAATATCATTCTTTGCAACTCTAAAATAGACGGGCTGCCTACAGCTCTGGTCTATATAGTACGCCATTCCTGGCTCAGTTATATTTGCTGCAAGAGAAGAATTCATAATAATTCTTGATTCCATATCTGAAGAAACTCTCATTGCAATTCTTCCTGTAAAGTTTGCCTTAATTTGACCTGGAAGAATTGATGATGATGGACGCTGTGTTGCTAGGATAACAGAGATTCCTGCGGCTCTACCTTTTTGAGAAATTGTAAGAACCTTGTTTAGATTCTTTTTGTCAGAAAGGTAAACATCTGACCACTCATCAATAATTAAGGCATATGGGCAAATCTTCTGAGAACTCATCATATTGTTCTGGACTGCAGAGACATATCCTCTTTTGCTCAAAAGAGAATAAATTGTATTCATCCTATCTATAATAGAATCAAGCGTTCTTCCGAAATCATCAGGATCGGAAACAACCGTACAGGGCCGTCTTTTGCTAAATTCATTGAAGTCTACAATTTTAGGGTCAATTATTGTTACTGCAACACCAGATGTCAAAAGGCACTCAACCATTACCTTTAAAAGCGTACTCTTTCCTGCGCCGGGGGCACCTGCCACTAGGGTATTGGGGACAGCCCCTTGATCCACTACCAGCGGCCCGCCTAGCGCGGTGCAGCCAAGCACCATAGGGGAGAGGGCCGAAGCGGGCAGGAGGGCTAGGGCTTGACTTAGGAGCATCTGGTCAACGTCCCTTCTTTGGATCGAAATCTTGTAGGAACCCGTTTGGTAATTGATCTCACCATTTGGCTCACTCATTGATCCCATGTAAAGTGCAAAATCTCCAATTGATTTTGCAAGTTTAGACAGTTTTGTTCCAAATTCTGGATAAACGTCAAATATGTCAAAAGACCCAATCTGGGTCTTTTTGATTTCTGCAACTTGGATTTTTTGAATGAAGAAGAAGTGTCTTGCTCTCTCTACATCTTTATCCATATTTACCTCTTGAGTTTTTTCAACTCCCTTTCAAGTTCTCTTAACTTAACCTCGTTTTTTACCAGCTCATCCCTCGTTTTTAACGAGGAGCGAAGGGAAAGAATAATGAGGCCGAATATTCCTTCACCCGGTACTACCTTATCCAACTCGTCAGCCGTTGTCAATAGCCTTGTTAAAATTGATTTGACATTGTTATGATAGGCTTGTGTCTGGTTGTCAGGATGCGTTTTATCGGCTAATAACTTTTTATATTCCTCTATGACTCCAGAGAATCTAATCTTTGCTTCTTGCTTTTTATTATCAAGATAAGAAGAGTTTTTTGGAATTTCTATTTCGTCACTCATTTTTTCTCCGGTATTAACACTAGGTAAATTCCGCATTCTTTATGCATCTGAAAGAATTTCTGAATTTTTAAAATTTTATCTGAACTAAATATACCAAAATCTCGATGCAAAAAATTAATAACATTAAATGCTTTGTTATAATTTTCTACTGGCCCAGAGAAAAGATCCGCTGCGCTATCTAAGAAGTTCATTAGCTTTTGCTGCTTTTCAGCAGGAACCGTAGATAGATCTAGCAGCAGATTATTATTAGAAGAACAATAAATAAAGCCGTCCTTATCAGCATTTCCGTGGCATCCTAAGTATAAGTTCAATTTTGTCACTGTTTTTCATTATACTGAAAATAATTATATATAGTTAAACTTGATAAATGATTTCGCCAAAATATCTAGTGTATTCACGCCTGAATTATTATTTATATTTATTGATGGTGTTGCTGTTGTTCCACCATTCACAATAACTCCGCTGAACCATAGAGCATGAACATTTGAATCATTTAATGCTGCTGTTGTAAAGCCTGGTACACTTGACGTTATCTCTGCATTTTGAACACCAAGCTGTAGATCTACTCCGGCGTGAGTAAATGTTCCGCTTGTTGCAAGAGTAAAGTTTATAGTATTGTTTGCTCCTGCTCCGCTAAACTTTAGTAAAATTACTCCTCTTATTTCTACAGCAGAGTTTACTGGCATATTTGCAATATTAAAAAATGTATTTGGGCCAGATGGAGCTATTGGTATTGTAGTTGTTCCTGCCAATATTTTTGATGTTTCCGTCATTGATATTGTTGCAGTATTTGGGCTTGTTGTAACTTTTACTCCGTTTGTTCCAGACAAAGTCATAGTTGTGTTGCCCAAGCTAGCAGTTGTTGGAGTTGCACCATCTGTAAATGTGCTATAAGTATATGTAGCGCCAGTTCCACCGTTAAGGGATGTAACGCCGGTATTTGATATTGTTATATTATCTGATGCAGATGAGACCAAAACTCCAATGCCAGTTCCTGGAACAAAGGTAAATGTATCATTTGCAAGATCTGCGGCTGCTGTATTTGTTCCATCTGACATGGTTCCAAATGAGTTATATGTTATTGCTCCCTTTGCGCCATTAAATGTAGTTACGCCATCATTATTTACTGTTACATTTCCTGAGCCAGATGTTGTAATGGCAGTTCCTGCTGTTATGGCAGTAACACCAGTGTTACCTATTGTAACGCTTCCCGTTCCAGCAGAAACAGAAATCCCTGTTCCAGCTACAGCCTGAGTTACGCCAGTATTTGATATTGTCATAGAATCTGCTGGGCCGTTTACCAATACCCCAATTCCTGTTCCGGCAACAAAAGTAAATGTATCATTTGCCTGATCTGCAACTGCAGATACATTTCCATCTGACATTGTTCCAAATGCTGGCTGGGAAGAATTTATAGTTAACGTATTTTGATCTGTTCTTACTACGTTAACATTTGTGCCACCAACAAAAGTTACATTGTCTGTTGATGCATCAGATCCGGTAAGTCTTAGGTCTGCTGATTTTGGTGTAGCATTTGTTTCTGCTGAAATACCATATGTAGTATTTGTATCGTTTGCTGATGCAGAAATTGTAATTTTATTTGCATCAGTCCTAACTATTGTTACGTTACTTCCGCCGGTAAAAGTTACATTATCAGTATAGCCATCTGTATCTGTTAACCTTAAGTCTGCAGAATTTCCTGTTTGACTTGTCTCTGCTGATACAGAATACTTTGTATTGGTATCAATATCTGCCGTTGAAAATGTAATTGTATTTTCATTTGTTCTTATTATTGTAACGTTTGTACCGCCAACAAAAGTTACATTGTCGGTATAACCATCGGAGTCTGTCAGTCTTAGATCTGCAGAATTTCCTGTTTGACTACTTTCAGAGGATATGCCATAGCTTTTTACTGCAACTTTTGTTGTAGCATATTCATAGCCATCAATTCTAATTTCATTATTATCATTGTCAATTTCAATTGGCATATTATCCTCTAAAATTTACAAGTAGTTAGCTTTACTGTTGCAACCCAAGCAGATGGATAGAAGGATAGTGCGGGGTGATTATCAAATACATTTATTTGTATTATATTTGTTCCTCCAAGGGTCATTGTTGCCCCTACCCATCCCGGTCCAGCAGTAAAATAAGGTGTTCTTGATATATAGGTAATAAGTGGAGCAGATATTGATCCTGGGGCTGGAGTTGTAACTGGTCCAAACCCCATTGATTCAATCTTATATGCTCCAACTTCTTGAATTGGTCCAGCTAATTTTCCAACCAACATTACAGATATGTGGTATGCTGAATTTAAATCCATACTATAATTTGCGCCAAGACCATCAATGCTGAGAACTAATCCTGGTGGACCAAATGGATTAAGAATCTTACCCCTTACGGTATATTCGCTTGTTTGGGCATCGCCAACTACGGCAAACTTTCCAGATCCATGAGCAAATTCACCCTGTACTTTTGATAATGAATCAACACCAAATGTTAATGATGCTTTTCCAAATACTCCATTGCCAACTCCAAATACTGCTGAATCATCTGCACCAAAATTAGTTAGATTTTGAGTTCCAGCAGATATTGAATTTTTTGCCTTTATAGAATTTTTGAAACCAGATATATTTGTTCTTTGTGCATCTGCGCTAATTCCACCGTCATTATCTGCTGAGTTTTCCTCTCCAGATACGGCATTATAATTTCCACGAACATAATTCTTTGTTCCAGATACTATATTACCATCATCATCTACGTCAGAAACATACCCAGTTACAGCATTAAAATCTCCCTCTACCTCATTTTCTCTTCCGGTTATAAGGGAGTTATTTGCAGATGATAGGTGCTCTCTTCCTCCGACAAGATTTGTCGAGCCGCCAGCTATATTATTTGCCTCTCCAGATACTAAAGATCCGGTAGATGCTACTGTATTTGAGTTTCCAAATACTGCAGCATTATTTGCTGATGCAGTATTTGATGCTCCTCCTACAAATGAGTTTTGACCTGATGCAGTATTTTCTGCTCCAGCTGCAAATGAAGAGGTTCCACTCGCCGTGGTATTTCTACCTAGTGCTGCAGAGTAATTACCTCTGCTACCATCATTCCATTGAGTTGACTCTACGCTTCCTGCTCTAAAGGCACCTTTTGATTTATCAAAAAGAAATCTTTCATTACCCTTTGTTCCATCGTTCATATCATCAAGCTTTGATGATCCGTAAACAAAGTCCATTCCTGTTGTATAGTCTGTATCGGCTTGCCTTACTACATCATCAACTGTATCTGAGTTTGTATCTGCAGTTTCAAAAGGAGAAGAACCAATGACTACTGATGCAACTGCAGCATCAGTATATTCATACACTTCTCTTAGGTCAAGATAATAATATCTTGTTCCATCAATATCCTGATACTCTGGTATTGCAGATGCCTGATCTTCAAATCTTGCGACATTATTTACCTCAACAGCATTATCGGCAAGATTCTGGTGCTGCAACTTTGACTTAACATGAGCAACCAAATCAATTTTTCCTGCATGACCATCATATGGCTCTCCGTCGTGAACGTGACCTGTTAGCCTTGGATCATCTGCATCTAATAGGGAGCCTTCATAACTTCCATATAGGCCTCCAAACCAAGAGTTTGCAACATCCGCAGTTACTATCGTGGAGCCAGAAGTATATTTTGTTAATTTTTTGCTTGAGGTTGCCATTTTATTTATTCTTTACTTTATCTTTAATATAAGTAGATGGCTTAAACTTTACAGACAAAAATTCATCCAATACCATTTCTTGCATTGTCTTTGGATTTCTTACCGGTCTTGGCTTCTGCTTATATAGCGTAAATTTTCCAAAATTAACTATAGAAATTTCATTTCCTGATGAAAGCTCTTCTGTAATGCAGTCGAAAAGAACATCTATCATTTGTGAGCTTTCTTTTATTGAAAATAAAGTTTTTTCTGATAACTTTCTTGCTAATTCTTTTTTGTTAACCATTTCTCATATCCTTAGTTTTATTATACATACTATATAAGTATAAATAGTAAATATGACTAGATTATATCTACGTCCGAAAAACTATTCGCATGAGAACTTGACTTTTTTAAATCTTCGGCAAGTTTTTCAATATTTGATTTATAAAACTCAACAATCCTCTTGAATTCTTCATCTTCCATTACTAAGATGTCAATTCCATAGTTTTGGTATAGTTTTTTTATTCTCTCTAATATTTTTTCTTCACTAATTTTTTTCTTCATTATGCTTCACTATATTCTTACATATATTAATAATTTCTTCTTTTTCCATTTTTTGTTTGAAAGAATTTACGCAATAAATACACCAAACTATATTTTCTTTTTTATATCCAAGTTCTGATTTTTTACAATCAAGTGTCATCTTATATGGATCGTGAAGAATTGATTTATTAGCTTTTGATATGTTCATTTCTAGGCCAGAATAAAAACACCTACCATCTTGAGATATAAACTGATGAATTATATCATCAATAGATATCTCAAATGGTAGGTTCTTTTTTGCTGCTCTTCTGTTTGCAGCACGATGGGCCTTCTGAAACATCGACAGTGCTTTTTTATCAATTAAATTGTTCCAGAATGCGCTCATAATATTTCCTATGCTGACTTATTTAAAACATTTACCATTACTCTCTGGTTTGATTTTGCACCAGCTGCTTTTGCAATTGTTCTAATTGCATTTGCAATACGGCCCTGCTTTCCAATAATCTTGCCAACATCTGAGGCTCCAACACGAACCTCATAAAGTGGACCCTTTGGTGAGCTTACCTCGGAAACTGCTACGGCAGCAGGATCATCTACAATGGCCTTAATCATAGTTCCAATTAATTCAGATATACCAGTCATTTTATTCTCCATTTTGAATTTCAATTTTATTTGTTGTAATTTCACCCTTTGCTGGGATTGTAATGTGCAAGAGTCCATCCTTTACAGATGCTTTTGCTGCAGACACATCAAAGTCATGACTTATTAGAAAGTTTGTTGAGAAATTTCTTCTAGCAATTCCTCTTACTATTGCACCATGATGGATCTTTGGTAGGGAAGAACTTCTATTGTTTGGAACGTCAATTATAACTTCGCTTGTTACACTATCTTCAGTAAGCTCAACTTCTTGATTTGTCTTTGTTGATTTAACTATAAGCTCCTGTCCATAGTAACAAACTTCAAGATCCTTTTTTGCATATCCGGCTAAAGCAAATTCCATATGAAATCCTTCAGCATCGCACCACTGATCATACTTTGGAAAAGTACCTGCTGTTCCAACCTTCTTTATATTTGTAACTTCTCTAAAAAACTCATCATCGTGAAGAAGTAGTTGTACTATTCTTCCTGGTATTGATATTCTGCTAGCCTTATTTCTATTCATTTTGTTCCTCAGCAATAGATTCGGTCTCTGTTTCTTTTACAATTTGTGTTGCATACCAAGTGCTTTTAGTACTAAAGTAATCAACAACTGAATATAGCGCCCAAGAAAGCACGCTTACTAGCCCACCAACTATTATTGGTGGCGCAATTTCAGATAGAAAACCAAAAAAGAATCCTACCCAAAATCCAGTACACATTGGACAGTTTATTAGTTTTCCTAGTACCTGAGAAATATTAGATACTTTTTCTCTTAGCTCTTCAAAAATAGCACCAGTAGTTATTATTATTGTAATTCCAACTAGCCCTAGGATTATAAGTTCTGTGCTCATGATATTAATATACTTTTTTTCTTATTGATAATCAAAATATTTTTATATTTTTTCTTTTAATTTTTCATTCAGGGTCTTTTTCATCTGTTGTGCAACGTAGATGTGCTCTGTTTGAGCATGGGGAGAGTCACGAAGCTGAAGATAGTGAATAAAATCTGGAAGGTAGAATGTGCAGTATAGCTCTGTCATTCTACCTTCTGGCAGAACGTAACGAGCAAATTCTCTGAATCTCTTATACTCATCGTTTGTAATTTTTCCATCTTCCTTTGCTTTTTTTGACTCTTTCATTGCCCAATCGTAATCACGAAATGATTCGCTGGTGTTCCTGAATTTTGCCTTGAATGAAAGCTCACACCACTTAGCAGTGTCATTTGGTGACAAGTTTGGATCAAATATCTTTCCCATTATTTCCTGTATATCTACATAGGGATGAACCATATCCTGGTTGAGTGTTCGATACCTTCCGCTGGTCATGTTCCAGCTTCCTGTCCTATGACGAAGCATTTGGACTGCGATGGATAGCGGGCAGCAGATACGCCATGTTGCACGCACATGCTCACGCACGGGTGCGTGGTGAACGTCTACCAACTCAACGGTAATCCCTGTCTCTCCAATAAGGCTGGATACATCTGGAGCACCACCGCTATAAGGCTCTGGTGCCTTAAATCCATCTACCGTTGATGCAAGCAGCGGATCTTGTCCTTCAAAAATCTTCCAGAAGGTTGTGCTCTTATACTCGCCATTCCTATATGCAGACTTTGCAATCTTTATGAAGTTAAAGAGATCTGTTGTAATATATGCAACCGATCCATCTTCAGACTGAGAAGACTTTACATATGGAGAGGCAAGGAATGGAGCCATTTCCCAATGCTGGTAAGATGCATCTTCTGATTCTTCTGAGGTTGAGAATGAGAAGGTTAAGGTTACCGATTCAAATGGCGAGGTATGATTATTTTCAACTAAAAACTTTGTTACACGAATAACCTCTTCATCTGATTTTGCAGCCGCCTTTGATTCATCAAGTGTAGAAACCCAAGCAGAATTTGCAACACTTCTTAAATTTCCTGTAATTATTAAATTCATTATTCCACCTTCTTTGCTACAGCAATAACATTCTTTCCTACAAAAATCTTCTTTGCTGCTGCCATTACATCTTCTGCTGTTACTTTTGAAAGCTTACGGTTTGTTGCTGCAATACTTGGAATCTTCTTCTTCATAAAGTAATGATCTACGCACTTAAGAGCAATTCCTTCTGCTGACTGCCAGCTTCTATAGATTCCTGTACGCATCTTATTCTTTGAACGCTGGACCTCTTCCTCTGTTGGAAGGGTAGTCATAGCCTTCTGAATCTCTGCAAGAATGATGCTCTTTGCCTGCTCCATATTCTGTGGTCTAGTTGAGAAGTGGATTGAGAAAGATCCAGATGTACGATCTGTTGAATTACCGGCACCGATTCCATACACAAGGTTTGCCTTTTCTCTTACCTCTTGAAATAGTCTGCTATCCATACCATCACCAAGAATATTTCCTAGGACTGCCGCTGCATATACCTCCTTGGAGCCATACTTGAATGAAGGCCAAGCCCAAATAACGTGAGCTTGCTCTAGATCGTTTCTTGGAACCTCTACAGTAAGAGTCTTTTTGACCTTTGTCTTTTCTGGAGTAAGAAGGAAGTTTGCCTGTCCATCCTGCTCACCAAAGTATTTGGTGATAACTGCCTCTGTCTCTGATTGCTTCATTGGAGCGCAAACAGAGATAAGCATATTCTCCTTCTTGTAGAAGGTAGAGAAGAAGTGCTTTAGGTGATCTAGCTGGATTGCATTAATTGACTCTTCTGTTCCAATTACAGGACGGGAAAGATAGTTTGAGTAGAACTTGCTTGCAAATTCCTTTCCAAGTGCTCGATTAACAGAGTCATTTCCAGATGCAAGCTCCTCTAGGATTACCTGCTTTTCCTTGTCAAACTCGGACTCTGGAAAGGCTGGATTTGTAACCATATCATGTAGAATCTCTACTCCAGCCTCAAAGTGATCTACAGGCAGCGTAATAAAATATACAACCTCTTCATGTGAGGTATAGGCATTTGAGTCACCGCCATAGAAAGCAATCTGGCGAGAAAGCTCAAAAGAATCGCGAGTAGGAGTACCCTTGAAGAGAAAGTGCTCAAGGAAATGAGCAGTACCATCTGGCACAGATGCCTCTCGCTCTAATGCCGAACCTGCCTGAAATGCAACCGCAATTGTGGCCAGCTTTGATGGATTTTTATTGATAATGAACTTCATTTTGACTCCCTAAGGATAATACTTAATTTTTTGACTTTTAATAGATACAAAAATAGCCGGGAAGATTTTAACCTGCCCGGCTAGTTTTTGGCTTACTTCTTCTTCTGTTCGATCATTACCTTCTTGCCGAAGGTAATGTGATTGAAGTGATGCTCGTTAGCCTTAACACCACACCACATTACGCGGCACTTTGGCTTTGGAACACCGATACCGAAGCCACCATCGGTCATTACGATTAGACCATCGTAATGCTTTTCGTCTGCCATTCGGAGAACGGGATCGACATTTGTGCCACCTCGACCGACTATGCCAAGCCTCTTTACCTTCTTCTCAAATGGCTTCGGGTCAGACTTGATCTCATGGTCAAACTGAAGCAAGTCCACCTTGACATGGGAGATCATACCGTTCAATTCCTGAAGGAAGTATTCTAGCTCTTGATCGGATACAGAGCCAGAGGTATCAATCGCAACAAGAATCTTGCTGGTGTAATCTCGCTTAGAGCCTGGGTCTTTGTAGCCGAAGCGACGGTTAGGACGCATACGGGTTGACTTTCGACCCATCATGATAATCTGATTGATGAAGTAACGAACCTCACGCTTCCAATTTACCACAGGCTTGTTTGCAGCGATGATCTGCTGAGCAAGGTTACCGGAAATATCTCCCCAGCCCTTCTTCTCCTGCTCCTTAATAGCTTGCTCTGCGATATTACGGACCTTCTCCTTGATAATATCGTCGTCGCACTCACCCCACATTTCGTGGTCGTCTACAAGCTCTCCCTTGCCTTCAAGGGCACCTTCTCCCTTCTCTTCCTCTTCCTTCTTAAGCTTCTCGTAGTACCACTCAGAGGACTCGTTATCTGGAAGCTGGAAGTTCTTAGGATAGAGGGCACCTTCTGGCAGACCCTCGATATGACAGTTGATTGCCATATCTGCTGCGTAATTGTAGCCCTTCATGTTGTAGTTGAAGTATTGATTACGAGAGATATGGTGAAGAAGAACGTGGAGAGCCTCATGCTTAAGGACTGCACGAAGCTGAGTGTAAGTCATCTTCTTCACAAAGTCTGGGTTGTAGTAAAGAGCGAGGTCAACACGACGAGTAGTGCCGACTGCCATTGTTGGCAAGTCCTTTCGCTCGATCTTGTTCAGATAGAGGAACACAGTACCGTAAAGAGGATAGAGAAGAACAAGAGTGGAGATTGCGGATTCAAGACTGTCACGCGCAGCACGATCATACGACATAATTTCTCCTTGGAAAGATTGGTGTTGTGTAAAAAAGAATAAGAGGGGGAGGGGACGCCTCCCCCTCTTATTAAGGGTAGACCCTAGTTCTTAGAGTCGATACCGTATACCTTGCGGAGAACCTCGCAGAAATCTGCATCGGACTGCCAAGGCATAACGATCTTCTTTGTCTTTGGATTGGAGAGGAGAGAAGTCCAGAGGTTAGAAGCAACATCCTTTGGAACCATGCCAAAGAACTTCTTAAGAGCCTCTGTCTGCTTCTCCTTCATCTTAGCGGCAGAGCGACCTGCAACCTCGTCAATGATGGAGTTAGCGAGTGCAGCGATTACCTCAATGTCTGAGCAAGCAGCCTCGATCTTTGGCTCCATTTCCTCAAACTTGTCAAGAACATCTGCTGCCTTAAGCTGAGAGAATTCGTTAGTCATGAACTTCTGGAACATAACTGCGACCTCTCGACCAACCCAGCCCTTAGCGATCTGAGTTACCATACCATCCGTATCATCGGTGAGATTCATAGCGATGATGGTATCGGAAAGAGCAGACCAAGAACGACGAGAAGGATAGACGCGACCAGACTCGATGTTACCGACTGGTGGATCAAGAAGGTTCTGATTGCGAGCAACAAACTCTACAACGGCAGGATGAACCTTCGCGGAACGTGCCCAATCAATCCATTCCTTTGGAGTAGGATCGAAATCGATCATAAACCAACGGTCAAGAAGAGCGGGGTCCATCTCGACAACATCGTAGTCATCATCGGCGTTAACTGCCGCTACGACACGCCAACCATCGGGAAGCCTCTCACCGTCAAGGCGACGGTCAAGGCAGATCTCGAATACTGCCTGAAGAACGTCCTTGCTGGCGCGGTTAAGCTCGTCAAAGAAGAGAATACCCTTGCTCTGAGGATCGCGAGGCCACCAGTAAGGCTTGAGGAAGGTGGTGATACCCTTCTCGGTATCAAGGTGAGGCAGACCCTTAATATCACCAACCTCACACTGAGAAAGGCGAACATCGAAGAAGGCGACACCCTGATCGGCGGCAGCCTGCTTGATTACAGAGGACTTGCCAACACCGTGCTTTGCGCGAAGCATGATGGACTTGTCGATTGGCATTTCACGAAGAACACGCTTGGTATGAGAAACGTTCATGATTTTTTTACTCCGGTAGTTGCGATTATTGAGTTAGAACGATTGTTGACTATTGACTGCTATGGGGCTTTCCCCGTTTCCGTACCGTGGCAACCTCGCCACGGCAACCCTATATCATAGATGGGTGCGATTTTTAGATTTTTTGAATTTGCCCATCTATCACTTTTCTGAACCGACGCTCTCTGCATTTTGTAGAGCCTCATTTAAGCTGCCCAACGAAGCGAGAGAGGCTCTTAGCTTAAGGAGATTATCCTTAAGTGACTGAACATCTGGCGACTCAGAATCCCATTGTGCCTTGAATTCCTCATATTCTGCTCTTAGACCATCTGTTGTATTCTCCCCGGTTGTCTGTCTAACGCTAAGAGAAGAAACATCTGCTCTTAGTGCCTGAACTTCTGCCTCTACATTTGATAGCTTTCGGTAAATATCATCTAAAGCATTTCTAAGAAAAAGAAATTGTGAATTGTCCATCCGTCCTCCTTTGTGGGCCACCTTGCCGCCCGCCCCTATAGCTTAACCACCTAGCGGTGAGCGGCAACCTATTTTTTAAATCCAATCTTTTATTTTTTAAATCGGCTTTCTTTTTGCCGTTGAGTCATTCGCCTTACCCATTCCGGCTGGCGACATTATGAATATAGGCACCGAACCGCAGAGGTCAAGTGCCATTCTAAAAAACTTTATTCTAACTTCTGAACGCCTAACCCAACGACATGAATCTGGTATCCTTTGTTGTCTAAAATCTCGACTTCCTCCTGGTCTTCCCTTCTGACTACAAGGGTCTTTTTCTGTATGGGCGTAGGCTTTGATACCTGCTGCTCTTGTGTAGTTGGATCGGCCTGTTTTGCTGCCAAGATAGACTTAAGCTCTTCAAGTTGAGAGTGAATCTTTTCAAGCTCTCTTGAAAAGAGACCTATACCACTTTTAAGCTCTATTACTGATTTTATTGTTTCGTTTATTTTGTCGCTCATTATACCTTCCTTGTTCCAAAAGCATGAGACTCAAGGAGTCCAGCGTGGGTTATTCTTATAAACTTAGAGTTTCTTCTAAGCTCTTCAAGACTTGTTGCATTAGCATAAGTCATTCCAGATCTTAGACCTCCAGCAAATTCTTCTAGTATTGGAGTTACTGATCCTTTTGCTGGAATTCTAGTGGATACTCCTTCTGCACAGGTTAATGGCTTTAAGCCTCCTCGATGATCTCTCTGAACTTCTGCTGATGCCATGCCTCGATAGACCTTGTATGTTATGCCGGCATTTTCATCGTGGATGGAGGCTCCCGGTGTCTCGTCGGTAGCAGCAAAAAGACTTCCGCACATTACAGCGTCAGCACCAGCAGCAATTGACTTAACAACATCCGATGGATAGCGAATACCACCATCTGCTATAATTGCTATTTTTCTGTGGTTATAAACTGCATTTCTCATATATAGGCACTGCATTATAGAATGAAGAAGTGGTACACCAAATCCTGTCTGAATTCTGGTAGAGCAGATACTTCCTGATCCTATGCCGACTCTTACTGCATTTACCATTCCTGTGGTTGCAAGAAAATGAAAGCCCTCTCCTGTTGCAACATTTCCTGCGATTATATTCACATCTGGTGCAATATCCTTTATTTTTCCAAGCCCATCTGCCATATAAGATGAATGACCATTTGCAACATCAACAAGAACTGCATCAAGCGGAACAGATGCCCAAAGCTCTTTAAATCTTGCTACCTCATCTTTTCCAAGTCCAACTGCAGCAACCTTTGGAATCTCTCTTTTGTTCGCATCTTCTGCTCTTACAATAGAGCGAATATTATCGATTTGCTCTGAAGTTGACATAAACCGATGAATAACTCCCATTCCGCCTGCAAGGCCAATTGCTATTGCCATAGCAGATTCAGTCACAGTATCCATTGGAGAAGAAATCATTGGTAGTGACATCTTTACTCCAGCAATCTCGGTATCAAGATTTGGAATAGATCTCGATCTTACTTCTGTAAATGTTGGTACCAAAAGTACATCATCAAATGCTAGAGCTTCAGTAATATTCATAGTCATTAAACTCCTTTAGGGAAAATTGTATTTCTTGAGCAAATTCTTCAGATGTCATATTGGTATATTCTTCAAGACAATAATAAGAATACCAATGATGGGCAACCTCATGGGTTATTATCTGAAAGTTTATAAATGGAGAATTTTTTGTTAAAACAATTGAATCAACTCCACTATCCGAAGGCCTAGGATCAAAATAACCTAACATATCTTCTTGTAGTGGAAGTTCCGCTGGAACAAGATTATCTCTGCTTATTTGGTTAAAGCCAACCTCAAAAAATTCTATTTTTTGATTTATTCTACACGGTGTTATATTTGAATTTATTTCTTTTATTTTTTTCAAGCTAGCAATAGAGGATACTAATATTCCTCTTTTTGTTAGGGAAACAGAATATCCTGTTTTTTCTTGTCTACGAAAAGAATATTGTACCGTATTTTTTTCGCCAATCTTAACTACATCATTTTGAATCCAGTCCTGAAATTTAATCTCATCAACTGGATAATAAGCCAGTGCAGATGATATAAGAAAAGTATATAGCATTATTTCCACCTTACCTTTTCTTGTATTGCAATTGCAAACTCTTCTGTACTGACTTTTGTAAACCTATCAAGACAGAATTCAGAATACCAATGGTGGGCTATTTCATGCACCATAACTCTGTAATTTGATTTATCATTATGTGATGTAATTACTATTGCATTATATCCTGGCTCATTTGCCCTTGGATCAAAGTATCCCCAAAGTGAGTCACGGCCAGTTTTACCACCACCTATATATTGAGAAGGAAATCTAGATGGATCATTTAACTGATTTTCTGAAATTTCATATATCTCAATAAAATCATCTTTTCCACACTTTTTATCAATTGCTCCTAATGACCGGATTTCTTTAAATGAAGCTAATGTAGAAGAATAAATTGCATCATAAATAAGATTATCATAATAGCCAGAGTTAGCCTGTCTATATATTTTATACTTAAGATCTATGTTGTGATAAAAGTTATATTCTTCCACCTCTGATTCATTTGGGAAGCTAATTCCTTCAACCGGTTCATAAGCTAGAGCAAATCCGGCCATTAGAAGAAACATTTTTTACTCCTGGTCTTCTCTCTGTGCTCTAGAATCTCTTGTCTGTGGCTCGTGTGATTCGGATCGAATCTCTACAACTAGATTGCTATTGCACTGTATCCATCCAATCTCCTCTTTTGTAAGGCCATCGTGATACCATACTGTCTTTGTTTCTTTGTTAGTTACTCGGATGTTGTATCTCATTTTTCTCCTAAATTACTCATTCTTTTCTGAAGGATTGAATTAACGAAGCTTTCTTTTAGATGCCTGCTTCCTAGCATCATTGGAATCTTTGATTTATTTACTTTTTTCAATACTGAGTAAAAAACCCATTTAGATCTATCATTAACCATATTTTCTAATGCTGGGTGATTATGTGGCAAAACTTGACATATTGCCGCCCTAATCTTTGCTGACTTATCCTTCGACATTTCCTCGGCGCAGGATAGCATCCCCCTTCTATGGTACGCTTCCATGCGGACCTTATCAGAGGGATCTTTTAAAAATCTTTCTACCTCATCTGAGGAGCAAATCTTTATGTATTCTACCTTTGCCGCAGCATCATAATCTTTAAAAATAGAGGGGTCTATTTTATCGACGTATAAACCATTTGATATTACTGTTTGTTTATATGGAAAAAGATTGCTTTTCTTATCAGAAGATAAAATCTCAACTGCCAACTCTGGATGTAAAGATGCTGCATGAAGCACTACTGCCCTAAAAGCATAAATAGATCCTGTTTTTGCAGAAATAAATCTATAAAAAGATTTTTCATTAAAAAGAGTTAGGCTTTCTTCTTTTGATATCTCAAAAGAGTTCCATATAGACCAACCAACCCCAATTGGATACTTAGAGCCTTTTGGGGTTAGATTTGTTATATACTTTGATATTTTTTCTTTTAGTTTTTTTACACTATCTTCATTGCTCATTTAGTTCCTTAAGATCTTTAACCTTGAAACCTGAAGCAGCCCTATGGCCCCCTCCTCCAAATTTTACCGCAATTGCAGAAACGTCAAAATCTTTTTCTTTTCCACATCTGATAGAGAAAACATAGCCGTCTCCATCAAAATAATAGGCCAACCCATATTTGGTGCCTACTTCATCTGCAACTCTATGTGCCAGCTCCGATTGATATAGTGGAGAGTTTACCGCTGGAATTTCCTCTCCAAGAACCATTAGAGTATGTCTTTTGGCATAGATTTCTTTTATTTTCTTTTCTCTTTGGCGAAGAAGTGCTGATCCTTCCTCTAGAAACTCTGAAAACTTTTTATCGTCCATTAGCCTAGAGTTTAACTCTTCCCATAGCCTAAAAGAATAATCATAGCTATCTATTACTGCAAGTATTTCTTTTGCAAATGGCATCTGCCATTTCCAAAGATCTTGATCTTCTATATACTTTAAAAGTATTGGTGGTTCTTTATTTAGTCCGTTACAATAATACCAAGAAAGTATTGAGCCACAATGAGACATATCAAAGTGACAAAAGTCAAGATCTTTTAGTGCCTCTTCTGCTGTTTTGTGATGATCTATTACTGTTATAGATTTGTTTTTTTCTTTTAGATTTAGCAGAGTTTCTTTTGAATATGAAAAATCTGCAATCCAAATATCCTTATCTTCTAGGCCTTCTGGTGGTGGAGAGCCGTGGGAAACCGGAATGTAAGTCATTTCCTCTCCCCACTTCTTCTCAAAGCACCAACGAGAGCCATAACCATCTGGGCAGTTTTTATGATATAATAAAACTTTGTCTTTCATGTCAAACCTAAATTGTTAATCCCTCTACAACATCTGTAGACGAAGAGTAATAGATTCTTTCCAACTCTGGGCACTCTACAGACAGCCTTGCTAGTATAAATTTTTTCATTAAATCAATTGATTCAAAAGTTAATAAATCGTTTTTGTAAAATAATTTATAAATATTTACTGCTTCTAAGATATCACATTTTGATATAATCAGATGATTTCCGCCAGCAGTATTTAGTGCAAAAATTAATCTATCAAGATTTAGATAGTTTACCTTACGACGGCGACCTGTTGTTGTTCCGTATTCTTGACCAGCATCTGCAATACTTAAAAGCTCTGGGTTATCAAAAAGTGTTTCTGGAAAATCTGGATCTTCTCCAGATCTTGTATCATAAATTTTTGCTACTGCAAAAATGTTTTTAATTTTCTTTGGTGAAAATCCAATTGAGCAAGCAGCATAAGGAAGTGTTTCGCTACTTGTTACATATGGATAATTTCCCCAATTTATATCAAGAAAGAATCCCTGAGCACCTTCGCAAAGTATGTTTCCATAAAGCCTTCCATCAAATAGGTGCTTTTTCCAGAAGGAATCTAACGCCGCAACATCTTTAAATTGAATTCCTGTTCTGGCATATTTATCAGAATATGCTGGAGCTATTCCCTTTGATGTTGTTCCGAGTTTTTTTGCAAGATTTTTTCTATCTTCATCTATATGCTCTGCTGTTACGATGTGTGTAGATGGAGAAATCTTTATAAGGTTTGGATCAAATCCAGATTCTCTTAGATAAGAGAATTCTTCTTTTAATAGCTCTAGATTTACAACGCAACCTGGGCCAATTAGTGAGGTAACTCCGTGAAATACTCCTGATGGAACCATATGTGTTTTGTATTTCTTACCACCTACAAACACTGTATGACCAGCATTTTGTCCGCCACCCCAACGTGCAACAAAATTATAGTGCTTATCATCTGCTCCAAAAATCTTTGCTGCTTTTGATTTAAAAGATGATAAGTAGCTTGATACTTTTCCTTTGCCACCATCACCATAGTCTGCGCCGTACACAACATCAACAGAAATAATTTCGCGGCTCATTTGCCCTCCGCAACAATTATACCGATTGCTACTCCGCTGCCTTGCGACGTGCTTTCTTTTTCTTTCTCATTTTTAAGAGGTACTGAAAATACTTTGCGGCAACAGGATCTTCTTCATATCCGGCATCTTCTGGAACCTCATGTCTTTTTTTTACTATAGGAACGGCATTCTCATTGTGATCGTCAGAAAATTCTTTTCCAAAAAATCTATTTGAGACAGCAGAATTTGCTGCATCCATACCGGTTCTATTTTCGTATGGTGCTCCCGGTATTGCCATATCATTTAATCCCAAAGCTTTCTTTTTCATTTTGAGAAAAGTTTTTCTAAGTCCCTTTTCAAAACATCTAAGTCTTTGCTTGCCATTTTCTTTGGAAGTTCGTTTGCCTTCTCTTCTTTTGGAAGAAGTGATGCAATACGATAAACATCCTTTACAAAGGATACTTCGCCAAGATCATCAAGTTTTGATGCTAGTTTTTTTAACTCTAAATTAGGATCTACCTTTGAATTCACTTTAAAACTTTGCATTGCTCTATCTGCCTCCGCTTCTGCAAACTCTTCTGATTGTAATTTGCCTGTATCTTTAAATCCTTTCTTATGACCTTTTTCATGAGAAAAAATATGTAACATTGATGATAATAAAATAATAATAGTATTTATTTTTGGATTATTTTCTAAATTTGAAAGATCCAAAGAAGAAAGTTCACTTGGATCTATTTTTTGCTTTCTCATTTCATCTTGAATTGCTTTTTCTATTGCAGGCAAAACAAGATGTATATCGTCTCTTTTGTCTGGATTTGGATCATTTGTAACATATGCTAGAGCATTTGGATTATCACTTGGTGGAGAATTTTCTATTATGATTTTATCTACGGCGGGAAGATCAAACTGTGGGTCAAATTTAATCTTTCCGCCACCACCAGATTTTAGCAGCTCTAGAATTCTGTTTATTTTTGACTGATCTAAAAATCCAGCTCTTTTTATCATTTTAAGTAATCTCCTCTCTGCTTTCTTTCGCCTTTACCAAGTCTTGATGGCGTCCAATCTTTCTTTACTGTTCCCTCTCTATATTTCTTTAGTTTTTCTGATAGCCATTGTCCTTGAACAGAAATGATATCACAGTATTGCTCGTCTAATATTGTTACGAAAAACTGATTTGATCCAAAGCTACGAATCTCCATTATATTTTCTGATTTCTTTGGATTTTTCCATATATGCCTTATATTATTAGAGTTTTTTGCATAAAGATCGGCAATATATTTACTAAGCTCAAGTATACCGGCATTTTCAAAAGTTTTTATTATATTTGGTGGAAAGGCCATTGTTTTATAGTCTTGTTTAAAAATTTTTCTAACTGTAGTATTTACTCTTATTTCTTTTCCGCGAGCAGGATCTGTTATTCCTGTTGAAACTCTTGAGCCAAACTCTGGAGGAGGAGGACCCTCTTTAATTGATTCTTTTACTGCAATAAGTCTATTTATCGAATCAGCTGCTATACAAATATAATATATTCCAAAAGATTTTGATTTGTATATTATTCCAAGCTCTCTTTTTTTATTAGAAACTGAACTTGATCCTGGAATAAATGTTTTTACATTTTCAGAATTAGCAACATCACTTCCTATAATATTGTTTAATTCAGCGTTATTTACATTTCCAAAGTCTTTTGCAAATTTTTCTCTAAAAAACATTCTTGGCCCGGTAGAAATGTGTATTTTTCTTCCTGACTCATCTGAAAAATCTGTAGGATCTATTGAAGCTAGCTTTTGCATGGGTAATAAAAAAGGCCCCTACTAAGAGGGGCCTTTATTAGCAGATCTTTTACAGCTCAACCATCATCGCTACCAACTTAAGTAGATCGTCCATGCTTTCGATCTTCATTTTCTTTGGTGGCTTCTCGTATCCTAGTCGGATATTCTGAATCTCTGGGATAGAAATAAGATTCTTTACTGCTGATTCACGAACACCTTGAATTGCCCCCTCAAAAGAAAAGAGGAATAGATCTCGTGATTCATCTGGAATCTTGAAGTTCACAAAATAGTTTGTGTGAAGTGGAGAGTTTAGGTAAAGAAAATCAGACATTAGCCGCCTCCTGCATACGATTTACGACTACCTCTCTAACCGATTGATCTTGACAAACTGCCATAAATGGCAGATATTCCTTTGGAACAGTCCTTGCGAGATATAGAGCAGAATTATGATGCTTTGTGTCCATTACCTGACTAAGAACCTCTGCTGCATTTTTAAACTTTGTGATGTTATCTGCAATTGCCTTGACGCCCATTTCAGATGCCTCTTCCGAAGAATCTGACCGAACCTTTCTTGCAGCCTTCTTTGTTAGGCAACCTACTGAAGCAAGAGCAGAAAAGATTTCACCACGAAGAGTGTGTGATACGCGAGATCCAAACTCGGTATCTTCTACTGCTTCAATCATACTAGCAGTAGACCTTCTTGCGATTGCTGGTAGCAGAGCAATATCAAAGAAATTCTTATATGATGCTTTATTTCTGCTATACCGAATCTTAAAAAGACGATCTGGGTCAGACTTTCCTGCTATAAATCCTGACTCAATAAGGCCAATATATTCTGGAGGAGGCTTTTGCCAATAAGAATTATATGCTCCTTCGGAAACCATCCTGTCTAGGCGGCTTCCATTGTCTTGAATCCATTTGGCAAAGTTAGGATCTTCATTTAAATTTAGATTGTTGTGAATTGCATAGGAAAAAAGAAAAGATATTGCCTCTCCCCAAACATCACGATTCAGTGGAACAAAATCTGGATTAAACACTATTTCTCCTGCTGCGCCAGAAGTAATAATGCTTTTAATCATATCTTCAGTGATAAGATTGCGGTATCCGCTCCTCTTTCGACTAAAGATTTCATAGACAGCATCTAGCAAAAGCTGATTTGCCTTTGCCTTTCCCCATCCATCAGATGTTACTTCAAGAAGATTAACCATTTTTGTTTGACTCTCCACCAGACTTGATCCAAGAAATAAGCTCATCTTGGTGATTGTTGATAATTTGAAGCTTTGTCTGATCTGAAAAGCTCGTCCAAAAGTCTGCCAAATCCTTTAGAGGAAGAGAGCAGAATCCTTTTAGAACACCATTGTCACGGTGAGGAGACTGAGCAAGACCATTGATTGCAACTGTAATTAGCTGGTTAAAGATCTCTTCTTTTGTCATTATACACTCCTGCTATAAAGCGCAGGGGATACCTGCGCTAATTCCATACCATAGGTCGGTGCTGTTTTTAGATTTTTTTTATTCTTGGATTAGGTCGGAAAGATCCTGGTAAACACAAACTTCTGTTGTCAGGAGAGTACCTGCAGCTGATACGGCATTTTCTACGCCCTTTCTAACTACCTTTACAGGATCAATGATGCCTCTTTCCATCATATCTTCTACAAACTCTCCTCTTAGAGCGTCAAATCCAACAAACCCTCCGGTTGAAATTATCTTTTCTTGTGGGCCATGATAATCAAATCCTGCATTACGCATAATCTGAATAAATGGCTCCCTAAGAGCAGTACGAAGAATATTTAGACCCGCAACTTCTTCTGGAAGAAGCTTTCCTGCTGGCTGAGCATTGATATAATCTCCAACAACTCTTGATGCCTGAAGAAGAGCTGAGCCTCCACCTGGAACAATTCCCATTTCAATTGCTGCACGAACTGCATTTAGAGAGTCTTCAACTCGATCCTTTCGCTCTCTCATTTCTCCTTCGGTAGAACCACCAACACGGAATACTGCTGCTCCACCAGCCAGCTTTGAAAGTCTGTCTTTTAGAGACGCCTTTTGGTGATCAAAGATTGTTGAATCTCCCATTTGAGACTTAATCATTCTAACTCTCATATCAACAGATTCTTTTCCACCAGCACCATCCACAATTAGAGTTGTATTTCTTGTGCAGAGGATTCTTCTTGCTCTACCAAGATCCTCTAACTCTGCATCGCGTAGTGCTCTTCCGTTAGAATTGTCAAATACTTTTCCGCCAACAACTGCTGCAATATCTTCTAGCATATCGCGTCTAACGTCACCAAATCCTGGTGCTTTTATTGCACAACAAAGAAGATTTGCTTTCTGTCTATTTAGAACGAGAGTTGCAAGAGCTTCACCTTCAACATCACGAGCAATAATAAATAGTGGCTTACCTGCTCCATGTGCCTTCTGGATAATCTCTAGAAACTCTGATGATGATGAAATTTTATCATCATAAAGTACAATATAAGCTCCCTCAAATTCGCAAGATAGCTTTTCAACATTTGTAACAAATGCTGGAGATAGCCAGCCCTTTGCAACCTGAAGTCCCTCTGTATAAGATACTTGAGTTTGACCTCCTGTAGATTCTTCTAGGGAAATTACACCATCCTCACCAACATTAGATACAACCTCACCAATCATTGAACCCAATTCTGAGTCATTGTTTGTTGAGATTGTGGCAACATGCTTTAGTGTTTCTTCCGAATCAATACTGCGAGATAGCGATGATAGGAATGTTGTAACCTGAGAAAGACCAATATCTAAGCCTCTTTTTAGAAGGACTGGATTGTGTCCTGCTGCAACCATCTTAAGACCATCATTAAAAATTGCCTGAGATAGAACGGTTGCAGTGGTTGTTCCGTCACCAGCCATAGAATTTGTTGCAGAAGCAGCAGTCTTAATAAGTTGCGCTCCAATATTTTGGAGAGGATCTTTTAGCTCAATTGCTCTTGCGACGGATACTCCATCTTTTGTAATTACTGGAGGACCATAGCCTCTCTCTAATGCTGCATGGCGACCTCTTGGACCAAGAGTGCATTTTACTGCATCTGCCACAATATTTACGCCTTTCTGAATTTCTGCTCTTGCCTCAGAACCAAACTTAACTTCTTTTGCTGACATACTTACCTCTTAGGTATAAATATTACTATAAGATGCGCCAATTTTTTGCATTAAATTTTGATTGTTATTCAATGCAATTGAAAGAGGGTCGGAACCTGCGAATGGGTCGCAAACCACCTCCATTTCTTTGAGCTGTTGCTCCATGATTGTCTCCCATATTTTGGGTGGTTTTGCAGACAATCCAGCTGGCTTTTTCTCATGAAAAATGTTTGGCATACCTGTAACGTATTTCTTTGTTGCACCCTTTGTGCAATAGACAATATATTCAACTTGATTACGCCAATGGTATCCCATAGTCATATTGACCTTATCCCAAACAATTATATTTCGGAATGTCCATCCTGCTTTTTCCAGAGAATCTTTTGTTGGAAATAAACCGTCACGATTGGCAAAAACATAGCAGCCAGCTCCAGAGTTTGAGATCTGAAACATTTCATTATAAGATGACTCTAGATCTTTGTATGTTAGCCTAACATACATCTCATCTTTGCCATCTTCAAATTTCATTCTTCCTGTTCCATTTTGGTTTTCAAATGGATAAGGAGGATCTGTAATCCAAAGATCAACTTTAGAGGTTGCTTTTAGGTGATTAAAAAAATCTTTAATTTCTAGCTTTGTTATATTTATTTTTGACATTTTAAATCCTAAAAAACAATATCATCAAATGCTTTATCTAGTTCTGACTTCTTGTCGGAATCAACCAACTTTTTCTCTATAATACTCTTTACCGGAAATAAATCAGAATCTCCAATAAAAAGTGCATGAGAAATATCCCAATGAGACATCTTCTGCATTTCTGCAAAATATGTTGCCAACCTCTTAATCATACTGTTGGTACTCTCTTTTGTTACCACTTCCTGCTCATAGTTATCGCTGGTGGTAATTTTAACTTTTACACCGGCAGTAACGCCTCCCCACTGTGAAATAGCACCAAGCTTCTTGCACTCCTGCCAATAAGTGTTAGAATCAGACATTACTTCTAGAGTTCTCTGGTATAGCTCTCTTGAAAACTCGAAACCTGTTTTTTCATAATATTTAAAATGTCTTAGAGCCTGAAATACTTTTGATGCAAGACTCTTTCTCATCAGGCCTTGGTTATTTATTGTAAGCTGCTTTTTATTCATTGAGTCCATAAATGATGAATGAATAATAAATTCACCATTATAAATTGCAACAGAACAAACGCCAAGATCAAAAGAGGATAAGAGTGATTCTACAGAATCTTGCTTTCTAACAATACACTGAATTGGCTTTAGCTTTACTTTTCTTTTTGAACTAGAAAACATAAATGTATTTGCCCAATCAGAGGTTCTATCTATCGAAATAGATTCTCTATTTGATAATGAAATATTTTTATATGAAATTGACAATAAGCTGTTGTTATATGAAATTTTATCTTTTAATTCTTTTGAAAATAGAATATCTATTCCAGAATCATTGCAATCATTTGTTATCCATAGATCAACATCAGAAAATGGAACTAATGGATTTTGAAACATATTCTTTGAGATTAAAGAGCTAGCCAAACTATCAGATAGACTCTGCATCATTTCATTTACAATGAATGCGTTTAAAGCAAATCCACCAGCAATAATAATATCTTTATTATTTGCAAGATCTTCGGGAAGATATGTTTTAATTAAATCTACTACTAATTTTGCATCTTTTTTGATAAACATTATTGCTCCGAGGTTATAATGAGAAGCTTAGGTAAGATTAGAAGATTATTAAAAATTGCACAAGAAGGTAGTGTAGAAGTCTGGCAACAAGTAAAGGCAGAAGCCGAAAGTGAAGAGCTTCCGCCAGAGTTAGACGTAGCTTCTATTCAAGAGTCTGCAAAGGTTGCAGAGGATTTGGGCGAAAAAGCTGAGGCTGCAAAAAAATCTGCAGAATCTCTTTCTGATGAAGAAAAGAGCACTCTAAAAGAAGCATCTTCTGAACCTGGATTTTTAGAAAAAGTAATGTCATCCGGTAACATTGAGGCATCTGCATCGTTCGTTATTGATACGCTATTCGTGAAAGCAGCTTCTAAAAAAATAGGAAGAAAAAGAGCTACCGCAATTATACGCGACATAAATATATATTCCTCTTTGCATGGTAGCAATTTAAAAATTGCATCAAGAAATTCTATTGAGCTTGCTCTTATTAGAAAAAAAGAAGCATTTGATAAAATGCTTTCAGATGAAAATTTCTTAAAAAATGCATCCCCAGAGTATTTGATGATAAAAAAGAGCGATTTTATGTCTGGACTAAAGGGATTGGCAGAAGGTATTTCTGGTGCTGCCGGATCAATAGGAAGGGGAATAAAAACAGTGCTCTCTGGAGTATGGGGATTTATATGGAAAGTATTTCCTATAATTACTCTTTTTTACTCAATTAAAGATGGATATAATTCTTACTCTATGGTTCAAGAGTCTCTTAAAAAAATAGTGTCTAATTTTTCAGATCTTGGAAGCGAAGAGTCTCTGCTCGATCCAAAGCATATTTCTGGGCTTATTGAAGAATTTAAAAATATTCCAGAAACACTGCTTAGAGTGACAAGGCTAAACAAAATTGCAATGTTTTATAAAAAGCACTGGTACAACATTTGGTTTTCTGTTGCTTCAGCAGTAGAAGATATAATCTCAATAGTATTACTATTCTTTACTGGCGGAATGTCTGCTGTAGTAGCAAGAGTAGCAGGAATAGTCGGAACTATATTGGGACTTGGCTCGCTATTTGGATATTTGGCAACTTCATTTTTTGATCTTGGAGTCGGAGATTACGTTGCAAATAGCAAGGCAATATCCGGTATAGCCGGAGAGCACATATCTGAAGTTGATGCTGGTGTTGCGCCAGAGTCAGAAGAAGGAGCCGCTCCTGCTGACAGCGGCAACGAAGAAGCACTAAGAACATTTAGACTTCTACAGGATTCTATGTCCGCAGGAAAGGCAGTGCAATCAGTAGGGTAAAATAAACAACAAGATACTAAGAGATTTTTTCATCAATAATAAAAAATTCTTTATCTGCCCAAGAAAATTTAACCCTATTTACCAATAGATTTGCCATATCTTTTACAAAAGAAAGATTAAGCTTTAAATCTTTTATCTCGCTATCCAGATCTTCAATCTTTTTTAGAAAATCTAAAGGGCTACTTTCTGCAACAATAGAAAAATAATTTACATAGTCTTCCATTGTTGCGATTGTTACATCTCCCTTTGCCTTCTTTATTGGCTTACAGATTATAAGATCTTTTCCTGATGGAAGCTCGTTACGCTCCTCCCATCCAACGAGAATCTTTCCGTCTTTTTCTGGCGGGAGCTGACGGTAGCCAAGAATTTTATCTACCTTGTAGGTTTTTAGAATCTTAGGTAATGTTGCCAACTTTTCCTCCAATCTTCTTTATGGTAGCTGCATTACCGTGAACCTCAAACATTACAGTCTTTTCTGCCGTCTTATTATCAACGCGACAAAGAGTGCAGTCGTTACAGGTAATGTCCTTCTTTCCTTCTACGCCATGACGAGCGGGGCACATAAATGCCTTCTCACCATTTGGCAAGGAAAGTGACTTCTGTGTTCCCTTTGGTACGATTAGTGTTGCAGACCAGCCCATAGAGCGTGCCTCCATCACTTCATCAAGGTTTGCACAGGAAGCCCTAAAATAGCCCTTTAGAGGCTGGGCTTCATCTGCTCGCCAATTATGAGTGTAGCCAATATTGATAAGCCCTTCGCTCTCAACGAGCTTACACTCATTAAGTGTTTCTTTTACATCGCCAACAATATCTCCGGCAATTCTATGCCGAACAATTCTTGCCGTATGTAGTCGCTCTCCTAGAGCATCCGTGATAGACTTAAGCTTAATTGTTCCCTTGTCAATCTTTGATGAAAGAACGCCAAGGTAAAACAATCCCCAAGCATAACACCCGCCTTCTTTTAGTGAGCAGGAGTCTGGGCAGCTTTCCTTTGTAGAATAGGATGCAACAACCTTTCCTGTCTTTTTGTCATTAGAAGAAGAAACCCAATGAACCTTTCGCATTTGTCTACCACGGAAAATGAAAAAGAATTACTTTTTCTAGTTAAATGTTTTTTGAGTTTTCTAAATAAAATATTGCAGACTTTAATATCTCTACGTTTTCTTTTAAGAGACCTATGCCTGTATTACATTGGCTGCAAAGAAGTCCTCTTATTTTTAGGGTATTGTGATCGTGATCTACATGAAGAGAATGGCCTAAATTATCCTGAGATATTCCACATATTTTGCAGCACCATCCCTGAGAATCTCCAATCTCTTTGAATTTCTCTAGGGTCAAATCTATACCAAGCTTTTTCCAAGTATGAGGCCTAAATTTTCCCTTAGATCTCATTTCCCTTCCATACCTTATTTTATGCTGCCTTCTTCTTTCTGCCTCTTCTGGCGGCAAAGATTTTAAATATTCTTTTCTTTTTTCTAAGATTTTTTCTTTTCTTCTTAAATATCTTTTTTTGCTTTGCTCCGCAAGCTTTTCTCTATTCTCTTCATAATATTTTTTAAGATATTCTTTTCTTTTTTCTACGTATTTTGGCGCATTTTTCTTATCACGTTCTTTTTTTGCTTCTTTATTTTTTTGATAATATTCTCTGCAATATTGTTTTCTTTTTTCTTTCTTTTCTTCATCTAGCATAGATGAACCTCCAGAATAATTTATACTCTGGAGGCTCATATCTTTTAATTAACTATCAAGGTGCTTTTGAAGAAAGGCGAGAAGTGACTTTGCCTCTCTTACAGTCATCTTGATTACAGACTCGCTACGAGAATCTGGAACAGTAATAGTAAGTCGATTTGAAAGCTTCTTCTTTCCTACGGAATCGCGTGAAAGTCGAACTCTAAATCCTGAAAAATCTCGACTTACTACCTTCTCTCGATCTGCAAGTGCTGGAACTTTACTGCGTGAATTTGACTGCTGAGTAGTGGTATCGGTATTCATTTTTTCTCCTTAAAAAAGTTTCTTAATGCGAATATAGGATTTGCCTTCTTTCTTCATCTTTTCTAGAAGGTCTGCTGCGCTCTGTACGTCCTCTACCTCCTCTGTCTTTTTTACAGGGGTCTCTTCTGTAGTTGACTCAAATAACTTTGAGATATCTTTATCAGTATTTTTTGCTTTTGCCATTATAAACTCCTTAGTTATTTTCAGTAGTTGTCTTTGTGTTTCCTATCCAGCCACGATCTTCGCCTACAACTAGGACTTTCTTTTGTGGTTCACTTTTAGTTCCAAAGTTTCCACCAAAAAGCTGTTTTGCTAGTTTATAGCGCAATTGGTCTGGATTTAGATTTTGAGTAGCAGCAATTCTTTCAACCGAAGATTGAAGAATCTCCTCTGCAATCATAAGACCATCGTATGGTGACACTCTTTCTTCATTTAAGATGATAAAGATTTTTTTAATTATCTCTTCCATCTTTTTTTCATCAAGCATTTCCAAGCCAACCTCGCTCTGAGTCTGAAAGAAATACAACATCATTAATATTGCATACTCCGGTTCCAGAGCGGTGACGATAGAAGATCGTTCCACTCTTGTGGACCACTTCCTTTACTAGACCACGAATCTTTCCATCATCTGTCTGAACTAGGATTGCGTTTCCTACCTCAAAATCAGTAATGTGAAAACAACCAAACTCATCAAATCCTGCTGCAAAAGCTACGCTTGCGTTATCCATTTTTTAATCCCTTTTTAAAATCGCAAAATTAACTAAAATTAAAATTCTTAAAAGACAAAAGTAATTCGCTATCTACACGGTTTCTCCGGGGAATGGGGTTCTTGTCGGTGGCTGCGCTCCTCCCGACCCTATATTTATACCACGCTGGACTCTTACGGTCTATAAAATCTTTTAACGTAAAGTTTTATTTTTTAGCGCGGCTACTCTTTAGAAAAGCTATCTGGACTATTTGGGTGATGCCCTAGCATATCAACAATTTTCCATCGAATATCTCTTACATTTATTTGTTTATCATAAGAAAAATAATTATATGTTGATCTTATAATGTTTTTATTTAATCTTGCATCAGCAATTTCTCTTCCTATTTTCTTTGAAAATCGGTCTTTATCTGAGCAAAATGTGGCATCCCAAACAACTAGTCCATGAATATGGTCAATTCTGAATGCAATAGTGGCCGGAGAAGATCCGGCCCTATAGTGAAAGAAATAAGATTTGCTTAACATTTTTTCCTCTTCAAAATATTTTACTATTTTGAAAGATGATCGCCAATTCTATTATAAAGATCTTCTAGCTGCTCTTCTGTTAGGTCATCTATTAGTGATTCAAAAACTTCATCTACCTGAATATCAGATTCTGAAAATCCATCTTCAAAATCTTCATCATCATAACCGTCTTCAAACTCATCATAAGATTCTTCGTCATCAGAAAAGAAGTCATTATCATCATCATCATCATAACTTGGCATAAACTATCTCCTTGTAATTTATTTTATCTATGTAGTAGATTTTTCCCTGTTATAATAATTAATTAGTGCAAGATCTTTCTTCTTTGCCTCTACCATTACATCGACTTCCATTCCATAGGTATTGATTTCTTTTCTGATATAGTCAGAATGTGCTTGTGGCTTGATCTTTGGATCGCCAACTTCTTCAGAAAGTGACTCTGAATAATGAATTACTGGTCTAATCCCTTCTGGCCATGTTGTAGCAGCAAGCCTCATAGCCTCCTCTTGTGTTAGTCCACCATCACAAAATAGATGATGGTGTTGGTCGTGAACAATAGGAATTCCGGTATGAGGGAAAAGATCCTCAACAAGTTCTTTTGTGGAGTATAGCGATGGCTTATCATCATTTTCGACTGTAAGTCTTTTGCTTACAGACTCTGGCAATCTCTTAAAGTTTTTGATGAATCTAGCAACTGCAACTTCTTTTTCACCATATGCTCCACCAAGATGAATATTGATCTTTGCATCGTGTGTCTTTGGTAGACCAATTAGATCAAAAACTTCTCCATGAATCTTAAGATCGGTAATTGTATTATTGACTACTGATTCTGACTCAGAACACAGCTTGTTGAATGGTCCTGGGTGACTAGTGATTCTAATTCCATTTTCTTTTGCAAACTCTCCTGCTTGCTTTAGTGCTAGGGAGATTTCTTTGTAATCCCTTAGGCTTTCAATCTCGTATTCAGATGCCCAAGGAAAAAGGTTTGAAGAAAGACGAAAGAAATAAATTTTATTTTCAACATTTGACTTCAGAATTGGAAGAAGGTCTCTACAATTCTGTAGTGCAAGCTCTGAAGCATAATTAACGCCCTTTTGATCAAAGGTCTTGCGGATCATTGTCCTGTTTGTTGTTGGCGCAGACTTGCCAAGCTTTTGTTCTAGAAAACTCGAAATACAGGCATAACCGTAGCGAACCATGCTACCTCCTTGCCTCAATAAGCTAATCACGGTGGGGCCATTCGTCTATAGTTCGTTTAAAAACTATGAATTTTTTTTCTATTAAGCGTGAAACCCTCAAAACATAATCATCCTTTTTTAAACGAAATAAACCATAGGGTTGAGGTAATAGGACTTGTAAATTCTTTTTTAGAAAGAAATTTTAAATTAAAAATAGGTCAAGCTTTAATTGGTCATCTATTTTTTGGACAAAGAGCATTTTCTATACCTGGCAGGGATATAGGCTTTATATATGGAGAGGAAACAAAATATTATCCAGAAAATTTTGAAGAAACTATATTTCCTGGACCAATAATCTTGATTGATGAAACGGGATTATCTTTTGATATTGGAATCGGAGAAATATTAAAAGATGATATTGGTTTTTATTTTAAAAATATATTGATAAATATTAAAATATTAAAAAATAATCCAAATGATCTTGATTGTTTTTTGGGTGATAAATTTTTTATTCAAATATATAAAATAGATAATTATGGATTGTTAAAAGAGATTGATTTAAAAACTTTTTTAGAACAAAAAAAATTGTGCTCAGATTTTATTCTAAGCACAATCTTCTTTAATTTAGAAAAGCTTTCCGGTTCTATTTCCGTATGATGAAATACCATATCTTTCTTTATTGATTGGTTTTGGCTTCCAATCTGCCCAATCATCTAGATATTTATCTGGAATTTGAGATATGTCCTCTACTTTTCTGCAATATGTAAATTTATCTTCTTCAAATTTTTCAAACCAAAAACCACCAAAAATAAAAAACTGATCTCTTATTTCTGGACCTTTTCTCTTTTTTCTATCTAAAAGTGCCATTTTAACCTCATTCTTCTTCTGCTTTTATTAAGAATTTTTCAGAATAGCTGACTACTTTTATTATACCAGATTGGCTTTTCAAACCAACCAAATTTGTTTCGCCAGAATCGTCAATCCATTCTACCGTAAAAAACTCTTCAGAATAAAGAACTATATCTCCTACTTTTATTTTCTTCATTTGGAATCCCTGCTATTATTTTTTTATTTAATAGAGGAATTTTATGGATAAAATAAAGAAGGGCCTTGGCTATATAAATATTATAGTATCAACTCTTATTTTAATCATTTTTAGCAAAGAGCTTTTAATTCCAAAAGACGGTCCAATTAGTATATTGGAAGAAAAAAGAAATTTTGCAGAAAAAAGAACTCTTCTAATAGAGTGGAAGACGGCAAGCTGGAGCGGCGTTTTATTTAAATCAGACAATAAATCTTCAAAAATTCTAACGATAATACATGAAGATTCTATGAAAAAAATAAAAGAATCTGGAGATATAAGTCTAAAGATTTCAGATCGTGAAGGAAAAACTCATACTGCATCAATAAAAGCTTGGAACAATTGTAATGAGCTGGCTCTTTTAGAAATTTCTAGTGGATATACTGATTATACTAGTCCAATACATATGGAAAATAAACAGGAGAATTTATCACAAGGTTTATTTTCATTTGGTCATCCACTTGGTCTAAACTTACATTATTCAGAAGGATATCTTAGTTCTACTGGAAATAAAATAAAACCATGTGGAATGGTAACAAACGGATTTTCTGGAGGAACAGTACCTGGTCAGACAGGTTCAGGCGTTTGGAATAAAAATGGAGAGCTTGCTGGATTGATAGTTGCAACATCTGCAATGCCAGTAAAGTCATATGACTCAAGCGGAAATCAGTCAGGTGTTTCTGTCATTCCTGTTACATTTCTTGGAAGATTTGTTCCGGCATCAGAAATAAAAATATTTTTAAAAAAACTACTTTAGTGGCTTTGAGTTTAAATCATAAAGATAAACTATAACGTAATAATTTAATTGCTCTGCATAATTTAAAATATAATCTATATTTTCTGATTCAAAACCTTTTATTATGCGTTGTTCTTCTGATAAATTTAATTTAGAAAATATTTCAATTACAGCATCACATTGAGCCGTACCACTATATAATCTATGGTCTATTACTTTTTTTATCATCAAAATTAAAATAACATATTATTAGAAATAATAAATTAATTATTACAAATATTGTCCATGCCGTCCAAAATCTTTTTTTATCAATAATAATCCAAAATATGGTTCCAAATATTGGATTAAGTATTTCAAATAAAAGATCTTCCACTACATCCTATCTGTTATTATAAACTCTAAAAGATTTTCAGGAACATAAAGCTCTTCTTTTTCTACACCAATCCAATCAACTGGATAAACTCGATATAGTGTTCCAACTTTTTCTAGAACATTTACTAAGATCCATGATTTATCAGGACAAATATATCTAGCTTGCATTCTACTCTCCTTTCTTAAGATCTATTAGTGCTTTTGCTAGCAGGCTCATTCCTTGAGCCTTTCTTTTATCTAATTCTTCAAAATATTCTGAAAGGCTCATCCCAAGTATTTGTAATGATTCAGACTCCATTATTCCAAATATTGAATTTGAAGAATTAAATTTTACAAGAATTCCGTTGTTTAATTTCTTTTTTATTTCAAATTTAGAGCCAGCAGGAAACCTGGGATTTTTTCTTTCTGTTGGAATAAGAAAGCCACGAGATCCAAGCGGAAGGACTGAGCAATTTACAAGAATTTCATTTAGCTTATTCATTTTGTTCTGCCTAAAAAAATAATACTAAAAAAAGAAGAGCCACCAAGAGGTTTTATTTCTTGGTGGCAAAACTTACTTATAAGTAAGTTACTCTGCGCTATCTACAACAGATGTGCTGTCTGAGCTATCGCCCTTGTCTGCTGTACAAGCTGCGAGTGTTGCTACTGCTGCTACTAAAACCATGGTTACTAACTTTTTCATTTTGTCTCCTCAATATTTTTTTGATCTTTTTTTACAATAATTTTCCATATTTTTGGCCACCCTAACTCAAAACAAAAATGAGTTATATAACCAATAATATTAGAGACTATAGTCATTCCTATTACCACTTTTATTGAATGAAAATAAATATAATTTATAAGCATTGAGAGTGGTATTGAAAATACTATTCTCCATATTAGAACTTTCCAAAATATTTCTTTTTCAGAGGAATGTTTCACTCTATATAAAAAAATATTAGTCGGTGTCGTCCGACCAACGCTGACATTTTAATTCTTCAGTGAAGTATTTTTTACTGAGCTGCAGTTGAGCTTGAAGAGCTGCTGCTTGACTGAGTTGCTGGGGCTGTAGTCACAGTTGAGGTGGTTCCAGCGGTGCTCTCAGTGGTAGAGGTTACTACTGAAGTGGTTCCTGCTGCATCAGTGGTTGCGGTTGCCTCGGTTGTTACTGCAGTTGTCTCAGTTGAAGTTGGTGTGGTTGCAGCCTCAGTTGTGGCTGGAGCCTCTACCTTCTCTGCTGTTGAGCAAGCAAGTAGTGCAGATAGTACTAATGTTAACATTTTAACTCCTATTTTGTCGTTTAAATCGCTGCAACGATGAATTTCGTTGGGCAGCATAATAATACCCTTGTCGGGTAATCCTGTCTAAAAATTCTTATATCCTTTTTTGATCTGGATTATAAAAGACTACTGTTCTCCAGCCCTCGTAATTTAAAGGAATAAGCTTTCTAATTTCTTCTGATATTTCTTTTCCTTGAACATAAATCTCCAATATAGAGCCACCATCATCAGAAGATATTTTGGTTACAATGTCTTTATCACCAAATTCTCCTAATATTAATTTTTCTATTTCTTCTGGTGATGGTTTTTTCAAACCGTAAATACCTTTATTTTGTGTGCTATTATTTTTTCGCCTTGCTCCAACTTTATTTTAACAGGCTCTGCCTCATACTGTTTTAATAAAACTATTATTGGTGAATTTGATTTTTGATCAAAAAAAACTTCAACCAATTTTCCCTTTATATTTTGGCCAAAGGAATCTTTTATAGATATTTCTATAAAATCTGAGTCATCTAAAGATGATCTTAATTTCTCAACAAAGGCTTCTGATTTTGAGCTTATAATTTTTTCTAACTTCATGCTAGTGAAAAAAGATATAAATAGAAAATTGATATGCTAATAATATTTTCTTAAATTGGAGGTTAATATGTCAGAGCAGGTTAAAATAAAAATTCCATTTGGTAAAGTTGCTGCATTTGCCGCAAGCCTAGTAGTAAAAGCTCGTGGTGGATTCACCAAAGAAGAGGGTCACCAGATTCTAGCTGAGTTCATGGAGCTTCTTGCTGACGTTCTTGTTGAAAACGCTGGTGCAGTAGCCGGAAAAAAGTAATTTTATAAAATAAAATTGGAGGGCTTATGCCCTCCTTTTTTATTAGCTCAATCTCTGAATTTCTCTCTGAATATACCAGAGAGCTTTTTGTAAATCCTCTACTTCTGTACCTTTATCTTTTAGTCCTGCTCTTGCAATATATTTTATTGCATTACCTCTACTGAAGTTTAGGCTCCAATCTTCAATGGCATCAATAACTTCAATTTTTCCTGAGTTATAATGGGCAGGATGATCTACCTTGGCTGATTCCTTGCTGCTTTTTTGCACTACCTTTTTTTGTGAGCTATCATCTTCAAAAATATCATCTGAAGCCATTTTGCACCTCTAGATTGATATTACCATCAAAAAAGAAGCCCCTTATATAAATATTAATTTATTGATTCTTTCATTATTTTAAATGCTTCTGATGGTGTAGATGGTGGCGGATCTTCTTTTGATAGTGCATTTAATATTGGCTTTACATCCTCTGGAGTAAGTTCTTTTATTCTTGTTCCTGTCAAGTGAACTATATATTTTTGAATCATTTCTTTATCAGGATATTTCATTACAGAGTTTGGTGATATTGTATCCTGCTCAATATCTATATGAGTTGGATCATCTGGAAGCAGTATTCCTCTCGCGGCAAGAAGACTTCCTATTCTATCTATAATTATTCCTTTTTTATTTTCAGGCTGATCGACTCCTGTCCAGCCAGAAATTTCTTTTGCAAAAAGATCAGAAGATAAGTTTCCAGATTCATCTTTTATGTTTGATATAAACTGCCTGAGATTTTTTCTTCCAAAATTAAAAGAAAGTCTTGTCAGGGAATCATACATACCTCTTGTTATTGGCGTATCGCTATTTACTCCAACCTCATCAATTGTATGCCTTATGATATCATCAACTTTTACTCTGTTTGCATCCTCTTCGCTTATTCCTTTTTTCCACTTAATTTCTCTTCCATTTTTAAGAGTAATTACGCCTGAGCTAAGCTCCTCTGGAGTTAGCTTATGACCATATCCAATTGTCCATCCGACGCTTGTCTTGTCCTTATCTCTTGGCCATACCAATGACTTATCATCATTGTATACGTTTTTCTTGTATCCCTCATCTGTCTTTAGGCTACTTATTGCAATATCGGACATATCCATTCCGCCGACCGTGCCAACTTCATCTACAAAGTATTCTTTGCCTATTCTTCTTGCAAATTTTGCCATAACCTCTTTTAGATCTGGATAAGCAACTTCTGCTCGATTTGTATGAGGAAATAATTCTGATTGCTTTAGCTGCAAACCAGATTCTTCAAATACAAGATTTGGATTATATTCTTTTAAAAATTCAATAATTATATCTTTTTTGTTTTCAACTTGTATATTTGGATATAATTGATTTATTATATCATCAGTTTGTGTTCCGATTGGAAACTGTTGTTTTAGCTTTGTTAAGTTTGGAGATTCTTCAAGAGAAAAATCTGCAATTGCCTCTTCAATTTTTTCTTTTCCGCCAAAATTATATGCAGCACCACCAATAAGACTCAATCCAAGGAAGGCTCCAAGAAGCATTGATTTTATGCTGTTCTTTATAGCAGCAGCTTCTTTTCTGAATCCAAATCCTTGTAGCGCAGCCTTTGCTGCTTTTAGCTTTGAAAGCTTTTTCTTTAGGACTTCGCTTCTTTCCCCATAATCAAGATTCTTTCTAAAGAACTGAGGAACATCACCTTGTCCACCGCGAGGAAAAACATGATTATCGTCAGAAGAATTTTCATGTTTAAAATACTCAATCTGGCGAAGTCTTTTTTTTGCACTGCTCATTGAGCTATATGTTCCCATGTTTTTTCCTTTTTCAGAATAAACACGGAATTTGTTAGGGCCTATTTTTTTAATATAAGATTCTTTGATAAACATGCCCTATTTTGAAAAAGTAATAGAAAAGGCGGGAAGTTTTTTCTTCCCGCCTATCTATTGGTTAGTAGCGATAGCGTCCTTTCCAATCGCTATAATCACCATCCTTCCTTGCTATACACTGCTCAACCAAGCGATTAAGACCAAGCTTTGATGCTACAGGAGCAGCAAACATTAGGTCTTGACGCTTTAGGTGTGGAAGGATCATCTGTTGAACACCATAATCTTCACAGGAAGCAAACTTTCCAATTACAGATTGTGGATAAGCAATTCGCTCTGTAATCATTTCATCTGGAAGTGATAGACGCTTTGTCTCCTCAATTCTTCTTGTAAAAATTCTTACAACTGACTGCTTGTTCTTTGCATGACCCGAGGAAACAAGCTCAGAGATAATATCCTCTGGAAATACACTACACTTCTCTGCAGAAGAAATAATATGATCCCTTTTGTCGGTATATCCCTTGCTTCTTTCAACCCTAGACCACACCATAGAATAAAAGTCAGAGTCTTTTGATCTGGCAAGACCAGAATCTGTCCAGAACCTAACATTCTCCTTGTTATTCTCAATATAAGCTTGAGTTAGCCGCTTTGTATAATCAATTTCAAAGTTAGGATCATCAAGCAGAGTTGAGATATTTACCTTTGCTTGCTTTATCTCAACTGAATCAGAATCATCTGGAAGCTTATTCCAAACATCTGTCAAGATGCCCTTAATAAACTCCTTATTTTCTGCACCAATTCCATTCTTAAATTTTGGAGAATAATAATCAGACCAGGTGTAGTATCGACAATAAAGCTCAAAGATTGAGCCTCTATTATCATAAAAGTTATTCCAAGTCCAAGCAAGAGCATTTGGATTCATCAAAATAGCAAATTCATTACCTCGCTCTCCTCGAGTATAATAGCTGTTATTATCACAAAAAATACTCTTAGCAGATGCTTTAAAAAGATCCATTAGGGTTTGATGATCTGGCTGCCAATCAGAATCAACAGAAACAGTAGACAGAATATCCTTAAGTTGCGACATTTATACTCCTAATAGTTAAGAATTTCCTTTACCCAATTACCATCAGCATCAACATAATGAATCCTCTTGATTCCCGCACGACGAATATGGGTCATGCAGTATCGACAAGGACGAGAAATGCAAAGAGAACCATCCTTTCTGAAGCGAGCAACCCAAAGAACGTCCCTTGAATTAGCCCTTGCCTTCTCAATTGCCTGCATTTCAGCATGACAGCAATAGGCAACTTCCTTCTTATCTGCAAAGAATCTACGAAACTTAGGAGAGGACTTCTCTCCGTTCGTTCCGTAAATGACGGTATTGCCTCGTGGAATCCACGCAATAAGATGAAATGGCTGACCGTTAGAAAGAGCAGTTTCGCGAAGAAACTCCTAGAGACACCCTAGGCATGAAAACCTCCTTATATCGTTGAGCACCATGCTCCCCTATAATGTACGCACCGCGAGGAAAAGGTCAATTGATGAAGTAAAATTTTTTATATTAAGAAGATATTAATCTGCTCGACCTTTGTTATTAAAGTTGCCCCCATACTCAGCTACCATTCTTCCCCCAAAAGAATCGGTATGCATGATGTTTGTCGAACCCAAATGGCAAATCTTACCCTTGTTAAATCCGGTAGAGTTCTTGTAAGCCTTCATATAAGCATTGGCATTAGTCTTATTATCAAATCGCATTACAGTGATCATGGTTGTTTTTCCATCCCCTGCCCCAACCCCAATTGATACGGGTGCTCTTTCTGTCTTAAGAGAAACAACACAGTCAGAACACTCGTTGATCTTTCCGCCTACCATAATCTTCTCAGCGGACTTTGTATCAAACTCTTCGCCACAATGAACGCAGGACTTAATCATTCGCACCTCGACCCTATGAATATATCCACCGTGGGGCGAAGATCAAGTGTAGAACAAAAGTTTTTAAGTTTTTTTCACGGCATCGATCAGCCAAGAGGAAGATTGGGTTTTTCCGCCGCCAATATTCCACAACATTTCGATTCCAAGCTCGGCGCAAACGTCGCCCTCTGGTGTGTTTCCTGCTTTTCTATCGCCACCATTTGCAAAATAATCTGGACGAATACGACGGAGAGCTTCGCAAACAGTTCCATCTGAATCATCAACAGGAACAACAGACACAACCCCTTTAAATGCAAGAAGAATTTCGGCTCTTTCTTCCCAAGACATAAATTTATAGCCCTTCTTCCTCATAAGCCAATCGTCAGAATTTAAAATAACTACTACATCGCCGTAAGTAGCTGCCTCAAGAATCATTCTAACGTGACCAGAATGACATGGATCACAACCACCTGATACAGCAACTACTTTTCTTTTATTATTAATACTCATATTATATATCCTGTTGGAAGTATTATCTATTAACTTAGTTATTATATATAGAGGGCTTTATATATATACTGCAAAATTTTTAAAAAGCTTAAGCAAAAATAATTTTTTCTATTATTTTATTTAGAGTGTATAAATAGTTTTATGGAGAGTTTATGAGAAGAATTTCAGCAAGAAGTTTTGATAATTTTATAAAAATTGCTAGTCCAGAAGGGTTTTTTCAGGGAATAGCTTCTGGAAAATTAAATCCTTATTTGGGCGATCATAATAAACTTTTTGATCAGCTAATTGCAAAAAATCCAAATGGAATGCAAAGAGCATACAATGCACTTAATTCAGCAGATAAAATAAAAGTAGATAGCTTTCTTGATCAAAGCTACTATGGTGGATCTGGAAATGCACAGCAACAGCTTGCTAACGCAGTAAAAGCAAATCCAGCCATAGTAAGGACCCCAACTGTTTCTCCACCTACAGTATCAGGCCCAACAACCTTACCATCTGGAACTAGTCCAGTTATACCACCAACAAATACTCCAACTACTATGCCACCCGGCACTCCAACAGTAAGTCCTCCAATTCGTCCAACTACTATGCCTCCTGGTACTCCAACAGTAAGGCCTCCAATTGGCCCAACTACTGTGCCATCTGGAGTTCCACAAGCAACCAGAACAGTTGGACAAGGTGCGGCTGGTGCAGGAAGGGCAGGAGCGGCACTAAGAGGTGCCGGATCAGCACTAAGAGGTGCTGGTTCTGCAGCGCTAAGAGGCGGAGGAGCATTATTATCTGGAGTCGGAGGAGCAGCAGGTACTGCCGTAGGAGCAGTTGGAACAACATTAGGCGTTGGAACTGGAGCAGCAGCAGCAGTTGTAGTTGGAATTCCACTCATTTTAGCAACACCATTTCTTATGGAAAAATGGTTTGGCTCAAGAGATGCATTGGTCGGAAAAACAGAGTTAGAAAAGCAATTTGTAAGCAAAGCAGAAGAATTATTTGAACCAATTTGGGATCATGATGTCACTGTAACATTTAACCCTTGGGCTAGTACTTCATGGTCCGATGAAAAGTCTGGTGATCTTGGAGAAATATCTGGTCCAGAAAAGAATAATATTATAATGATAATTCTTGGTGCTGCATTATCTGGAAATGTAAAAGAAGTTTCTTCTGAGGCTATATTAGAACAGCTAAGGGGAACCGGTCGTGCAAGCTTAGAAGATATGAAAAATGACGAAGATCTTATGGCTGATATAAATGCTGCATCAAGTTATTTTACAGCTCTAGCAAAAGATATGGCTGATGCTATAAGAATTGCTCAGAGAAACGCCCCGAAGGATTCGGGCCAAGTTGCTGGCCCTGTTGCACAAACAGGTGGAGGTGGCTCAATTCCAACCGGAACAAGAGGAGAAGCTCTTGATTACGTTGGAGCCTCAAATATAATGATTGAAAATGGATTCCTTGACTCAGTTCAGACAGATTGGACTCCAGAGTTTGATGCTGGATTTAGAGGATTTATTGATGCTGCAACAAGAGGTGCAGATAATATTCCAGATTCAAATCTTTCTTCTGGTCAGACCTGGGGAGAAGCTGCTGATGACCTTGGCTTTTCGCCAGATGCTCGCGGAGCAATAGTAGCTGTAAAGAGATTGGCAAAGTTTATTGGCAAAGCTCCAACACCATCTGCAATTCCAGATGCAAGTCCCGCAGGGCCAAATCCAAAGGGAGAGGCACCAGTAGTTTCTGGAAAAGAAAATATATTGGCTCAGATGGTAGGAATTCTTTACAACGAAAGACTCGTTGAAGGTGGAGGATTCCTCTCTTACGAAAAGAAGCAGACACAGAGCTTGGTTGATGCCCTTGGTGGTGCTGGATTATCTGGATTTCCAAATGCTGCAAAGAAGCTTATGGAAAGAAATCCTCAGTTGGCATCAGTTATTCCAGATGAATTAAATATGCCTGTTACAAAAAAGACAATAAAAGGAACTCAATTGCTTCCCGCGTTTAAGATGGTTCAGGAGACGATTCACGACATTTACGAGGCAGCAAACCCAGGAATGATAAATCCAGGAAAGAATAAGGCAACAGAAAATGTTAAAAAGTACTTTGGAATAACGGCTGGCTTTTCTGAAAACCGTTTCGTAAAATTAGCCAAAGAAAACGAAATAGAAAAAGCATCAAGAATTATGATGGAAAAGGGATATTTGGACTCAATTCAGACCAGCTGGACGCCAGCTTTCGATGCCGCATTTAGAGAGTTTATTGACGCCTCAACAATGCATATAAAAGAAAAAACAAATTTAATGAGTGGTGTTCCATGGCAAAAAGAATTTAAGAGATTTTTTGGTGATGTAACTCCAGATCAGGCTGGTGCAGTAAAAGCAGTTGTAGACTTTGGAAAAAATGCTCCATATAAGTCTAGTGGAATGGGAACAGGAAGCTCTTCCAAGGGATTCGGAGGATCTCAAGATAAAGGATTTGGTACTTCAAAAGTACCAAGCCCTGATAGCGAAATAGAAAAAGCATCAAGAATTATGATGGAAAAGGGATATTTGGACTCAATTCAGACCAGCTGGACGCCAGCTTTCGATGCCGCATTTAGAGAGTTTATTGACGCCTCAACAATGCATATAAAAGAAAAAACAAATTTAATGAGTGGTGTTCCATGGCAAAAAGAATTTAAGAGATTTTTTGGTGATGTAACTCCAGATCAGGCTGGTGCAGTAAAAGCAGTTGTAGACTTTGGAAAAAATGCTCCATATAAGAAAAAGGCAGCATTTAACTCTGATCGTTTCGTAAAATTAGCCGAAGAGCGCAGAGAGAGAATTAGAAGAGAAATCGAGGCTAATTTGACTCCAGCCGAAAAAGCAGCAATGAGAAGACTAAGAATGAGAGGGGCATAATATGAGCAGCCTAAGATTAGCAAAATTAACACAGTTGATGAAGGAAGCCCAAAAGCAACAGATTGTAACAAAAAACTTTGGGCAAAGAGTTGATCTTTATACTAACTTTAATCTGTTAAATGACATGAAAGACTCTATATATGTAGAGCAGGAAGGTCGTACAGTAGGTGATGTGGAAGTTTTGCCCGGAAAAACATTATCCGGTTGCCTTACAAATTCTAATCTTACTGTTCACTTTACAAACCTAATGGGAGGAAAGGACTCAAAGGTTATTGATTCAAATGAGCTGAGAACCTTGATTCCATCCCTAACGGTAAAAGCAGGTGAGCTAAGCCCAACTTTAAATGTATCTAAAGTGCTAATTGATATTTCTATCAAAAAATTTAATTCTGTTAATAAATTAGCTGAAATGAGAAAGATTGCTGCAACATTTGAAGATACAAAAGCAGAATGGGCAAAAATTGACAAAGAGATATCTCCAATAACAGAAGAAATGCTCGATACAGACTATGTTTATGGTGATAGTGGCGGAGATATGGATGATATAGATTCTGCTGCAAAACAAAGAATTACTGATTTTGTAAGAAATAATATCTTTGCAAAATCCTTAACTTTGCAAAATCTTTACACAAAAATCTCAGAAGAATTTAAAGCAAAAAAATTAAAACCTCCACCATCTGAAAAGACTACTAGTTTTGGTTCTGATATAAAAGAATTTTTTAATCAATATAAACCAATCCAAGATAAGTGGATAAAAATAGTTGAAGATAAAAAATTGCCTCTAACAGAGGTTGCTGGTAATTCTGCAGCTACCACTCAAATTGATGATAAAGGCAGAGCGCAACCTACACAAAAAGCAAATAGTAGTGGCGCAGTAGCAAAAACATATGCTGATGTAATAAAGCAAGAACTTTGGACAAAAACAGTAAGAGATAATGCTGGATATACATTTGAAATAGGTGCAGATGGAAAAAGCCTAACTTATAGCAAGGATGGATCTGTGCCAAAAACATTAAATCAGTCCTATAAAAATTGGCCTCAGCTAGTTAAAAATATAAACGAACTTACTCCTGTTGCTGGCTCAGATTCTGCCGCAACAGCCGGTACTGCAACAGATACACAGCCAGCAACCGCACCAGCAGCAAAGACTGAAGAGGCAAAGCCAGCAGAAGCAACGAGACAATTTGATCCTAGCACTCTTGCTGGAGTAAAGGCAGTTTTAATTAGAGCCGCAAAACCAGGAGGATTTGGACTTTCAGTTGGAACAGCTGCAAATGAAAGAAGAAGAATTCAGAAGATGATTGAAACTATATCAAGCTCAGAAGGACCAAGTATTGATGCCTATGATTTTCTAACCAAGATGTTGCTAGTATCTCCAAGAGGGGATACTTACTTAACAGCTTTCTTTAGAGGTGCTTCACAAGATGATATTGATGCAATAATGAGAAGCCCAAGAAAAGATGTTGTTGCAGATCCAAAGGGTGGAAAATATAATCGACAGGTTGCAGCCGTATTGAGTGTATTAAATGAAGTGTATGATGGTGATTTTTCAGAAGATAATACAAAAGCTATTAAAGATTTTAAAGCAAAATATGTAAAAGCATCAAAATTAAATAATAGTATTATAAAAATTTCATCAAAGGTAGATCCGAAGATTAAGAAGCTTGCAACACTTCGCAGACTAAGAGTTCGCTCTCAGATGGAAGAGGCAACAGAATCAGCAACAAGATTTGGTCGCTCTAGAATTTCTTAATCTTTAAGATTAGCTCTCCAGAGCCTTTAACCAAACGATGCCACTCACCCTTACGGATTGAGTGGCATTCTCCTTTCTTAAGCAATACAGGAAGTTTATTATCTCTCTGAAACTCCCAACCATCGCCAGCAACTAGGATAATCTCCCTATCTTCTCCATCCCTGTGCCATGTAAGCTCTTCGTCGTGAACACTATCAGAAAAGCGACGGATAAACCACCCGTCGCCCTCCTCAACCTCTTTAAAAGGTAAGCCTACCATCTACCCTCAAACTTTAGACCCAACTGCTTCTTATAACGGTGTAGGTTGCAAGACCAATATCTTGCACCAGTCTTTGGGCCGGGACTATCGCAGTTATGTCTGGCAAGGAATGACTTTCTTCTTTCTGGATTACCAGCCTTAACAGAAAGGTTTGCATCACCAAAAGTAATTGTCTTTACATTTCCGGTAGAAGGATTCTTAACGTGAACAATAAACTTCTTTTTTCCATAGCCTGGATCACCCTTTCCAATTCTTCTTGGAGAGTTTAATCTTCCTGGGCTTTTCTTCTTTTTTGCTGCAGCAGTCTTAACATAGTAGGACTCATCGTCATCAATCTCTATTGGAAGATCTAGAGGAACCTCAACGCCATTTAGCATGGCAGTCTTACCAATGTCTGTATTTAATAGCCACTCATCTTCTTCGCAAACAGAGAGTGCTCCGATCTTCCAAAGGTCCCTTGCCTCATTGAATAGTGAGAGATACTCTGAAGAGTGAATGCGAAATGTGTTTGAAGCAAGCTTAATTCTATTATCAAGATGATATTTTAATGCAGCTGATACATGAAGCTCAGGAATAAGCAGAACTGCTCCCTTGCTCTTCTCAATTTTATCTGAAAGTGATGCTATTTTTTGAAGTCTTTCTGCTCTTTCCATTTTATCTCCATTCAAAATGATAGATAAAATATTAG